TCTGAACTACGAGCGCACGGATGTCATCAGGTCGAAGGTCGCGAACTTCTGGCTGCGTAGGAAGCAGTAACTCGCTGCATTGCCGAAAGGGGCTGTGGATATTTTCCACGGCCTCTTTTTTTTTTTTCGCATTTTTTACACAGTTTTTAATGGAAAGAATGTAGTTTAGAGGTAAAACGCTGGATTATCCAGAGTCACGGGTTCGAATCCCGTCGTTTATTTTTTACACATATTTTAATGAAAAGATGGAGCTAAGCTTGAAGTATTTCAAGTAAGCCGGTCACAATGCTCGGGATTATCCCAATCGTAGACACGAGCTACGTCGGGACCCCCTGCGAAAGCAGACTACTAAGTGAGAAAAAAGGTGCATAGGATGAAAACCACCATGGAGACCACGTTCGAATCGTGGACATCTTTTTATTTTTTACACATATTTTAATGAAGACAATAAGGTCTTCATACAAAACGAAAGGAACTACAATGAAGAAGATGTTTGTTGCATTCGCAATCGTACTGGCTTTTGTTGGCGGCATCTTTGCTAATAATTTCGTTCGGGATTTTCATCCTGAATGGGACTTTAGCAGGGGTGTTGGCCGCACAGAAGTACGTGCGGATTACGACATTTCTGTTGGAGACGATGTTTGGTATGAGATTGTGTTGTGGGATGAGGAGTACAAGACTTTTGAGGTTGTTGAGCGCGGATTCTGCAACAAAGACGATCTTGTGAACATTAGCGAAACTGCTGGTGTTTATGAGAAGGTTTTTGAAGCAGGTTACCGTCGTTAAGCACCTTTGAGGAGTCTTGTACTCCTCTTTTTTATTTTTTACACATTATTTAATGGAACGTAGGACTATAGAAAGGAACTACAATGGGATTTGATTGGCTGACGATCACACTTTGGGCATTTGTTTTGGGTGGCGTTGGACTGCAAGTACTATTGGAAAGCATTTAAGGAAGCGTTCAAAGAAAGGTCGCACACGCGGCTTTTCTTTTTATATTTTACACACATTTTAATGAAGACAATGAGGTCTTCTTGTAGAAAGGACAAGAGATGATTACTGTTCATTGGACCTATTTTATTGAGGTTATTTGTGGTTGCATCCTTTGGGGATGGTTTGGCTATCAGATTGGTGTTAATAAGTATAAGGAACACTATGATTGGGCCATGAAATACATGGAGGAAATGGCAAAGAACCTTAACAAATTGTGGAAAGAGAACCAAGAATTGAAGAAACTGAAAAAGTAGACCTAATTGTGTTAGGCCACTGGGTTGTGTTGTTTACACAGCCCTTTGGTTTTATATTTTACACTTCCCTTAATGGAGCCGAACGATTGGAGGTCTTATGGATTATTTTGGCAAGGCACTATGGACAACTGTCGGTATTGGTTTTGGACTGTTGGGATTCTTTACAGGACTCTTGATCGTCAAGGTTGTAATTGATGTAGCAGGAGTCTTGCTGGGTTCCTCGTTAGGAACCATTCTGTTGGCATTTGTGTTGTACGAGCTTTACAAACACAATAAGGATAAGTTCAACTTCAAGAATTAGGCTCCAGCAATAGGTTTGCAATTATGCAGGCCTTTTGCTTTTTAGAAAGGATATTCTCATGAAGACTTTTGTTGTTGCGCTGTCGTACGTTGCTGGTTTTGTTATGGGACGTTATAGCTATCTGTTCTGGCGCAACAAGTATCTGGAAGACAAGAAGGCGGAGCTTATTGGCTATCACAAGCAGCTTCTTGATATTCAGGAATCTCTCGAGGCAAAGGATAAGTTCATTCGCAATAAGTGGCAGCGCATGGTTGATGACTTCTCAAAGTATCATGCGGCGGTAAGTCCTCAGGATAATGGTAAGTGGAACGAATGGGACGACGCATATCTCAATTCGTGGAAGAGTGCCGAGGAATAAGTTTTACACGTCGCTTAATGGCAATAATGCCAAATAGAGAGGAGAATGCATGGATAGAAAAGATAGTAGATGGTTCGGTTGGCTTGGCTTTCTAGCCTTGCTGGCGTGGCCACTATACTGGCTTTATCGAAAATTTTCCGACTAGGAGGTAAAGCCGGCAAGAGGTTTGCAATTATGCAGGCCTTTTGCTTTTTAGAAAGGATATTTATGTGTCGACTAAATGAGCGCGAGCAACAAGTCATAAGCATGCGTAACGTATCGGGCGCGACATTCAAAGAGATTGGCGAACGTTTTGGTTTTGGTACTGAGAGAGCAAGACAGGTATATTCTCGAGCACTTGAGAAAAAGAGGATGCTCAAAGATATAGAGACATACTGTCCGGAGTTCTTCAAAGTACAAAGAGAGATTCCCCTCGAGCATGAGCACTTCTATCGTTTATATTCTATACTGAAATGCCACAGGTTAATCGAATCTGGTGACTGGGCAAGGTATAATGAGTGGGATTGGCTGTTTGTTCGAGGCATTGGCAAGAAATATTTGCGATTTTTGAACCGTGCAAGGGAGTTACGTCAATTAAACTACCCATTGTAAAGATGCTGGTAGATGGCTTGTTTTAAGCCGTTTTAAGGCCTTCGAATTTTTCAAATGGGTTATTATACCTAAAAGAAAGGATTTGAGATGACCTTTGAGGAATTTTTCGAACGATGCTGGTTTTGGTTCTACCATAACGAGGAAGAAAACACGTATGCAATTGATGTTGGAGTGAATATAGGCCCGTACGATTACTATACAGAATGCTATGAGGTAACTAAAGAGCTTTATTCAGACGAATCTTCTCGTAAGGAGAGTATAGCGAAACAGTTTTATGACCACCTAAAGGAGGAGAAACGGATATGACCTTTAAGGAATTCTTCAAACAATGCGAGTTTGATTTTTGGGAAAGCTGTCTTAGCGGCATAACTTATGTAACAGTAACTTTCAAAGGTGACTTTTGCGAATCCAAGCACAGTCAATCAATCCATAAAAAGTTATATTTCGATGATAGAGAAACCGCTAAGAAACTTGCGGCTAAGTCTTTCTACGAAGAACTAACTGCTGTAGGAGAGATTAATGACTTTCGAAGAATTCTTTGAGCATTGTCATGTATATATGCCGTCTGATGATTACTCTTGCTTTGTTTCACCGAATCAAGTTTTAGTAATGATGACTTTTAATAATCCTCACGGAAGATTTTGGACGCATACAATTCCCATCGATAAAGAAGCTCTTTTAAATCCAACCGAGGCCGAACGGTATGTCGCCGAAACGCTTTTTCACAAGTTAAAAAAGATTAAGGAGATTTAGATGACCTTTGACGAATTTATCGAGGATTGTTCGTTCGACTTTTCAGAAACCGATAAAAAAGACGAAACACAAATTGTTGTTATATTTTCGCAAGGATGCATGACATATCATAATTCCGATTTTGTAAAGAAGTACCCAGAAATTACAAAGCGACTTGCCTCAAAGACCCTATACGATTATCTAAAGGAGCGATTCAATGAATGATATTATCTATGACGATGAAGGAAATGTAGACTGGAATGCAAATGGCTGGCCTGAGCCCAATCCCGGAGCAGATGCTTCCATGGACGGGTACAGCATAGAAGGCATGCCGGATGATATTTTTGACCAGTGGATTAATGAGTGCGATAACCTTGATACAGGCTGGGAGGTCGATTGGTAATGTGGAAGTTTTGGTGCGGAGTTTATGTTGGTGCTAGCGCTATTTTCATCTGGGGAATGTTCATCGAACTTAAGCGTATGTCGGAAATGGTGAATAATGGACGATGAAATTATTAGATGGCTTTTATCGATTGTAATTGCAATTTTTATTGTTGCGATAATTTCGCTTTTTATGTTAGCATTAGCAATTTGGCCACAAGCTGCCCTAGTGTTCGCAGTCTTAATCTTTATAGTTATCTTATCCGTAATGATTCATGATGTTTTATCGTAAGGAATACGAATGAATAAAATATTTGAGGAATTGACAAAATGGGCCTTGTCAGCACTTTACCTCGCCCTGGCATTAGGAATAGTTTATGGAATATCTACGCTTTTTCAAAACTATCCAATGCAGTGTATCTATTTTATTTTCGGGCTTCTTATTGTATGGATTCTTAGACTGGCATTCTTCGAGTAAGGATGGAAAATGGATGATATGGAAGATTTAGCCTCTTGGATATGGGCATTTTGCATAGTATGCGTAGGTATTTTCATAATCATGCTTGGTTTCTGGCTTTTTATAAGTCATCCGATAATCTCGTTGATTATTTTGGGCGCAGCGATTATCGTTTTTCTAACGTTCTTAGTGCATGAAAATATAATACTATAATCATATTTAAGGAGTCTAAAATGGCAATGGATCTTAATGAGTTTTTTGACATGGCGGAGTCTGGCGGACAAATCAAAGCTTGCCATGATATTTTCGAAATCCTACAAGCAGAGGGTCTGTCTCCTGAAGAGCGAACTATCAAGCTATCCCAGTACCAAGATGAGGTTCTGAAGAAGTTTACTAAGCTCCAACTTAAGTTTAAGATGGGGCAAGGCAAGGTTCGAATGGACGAAAATAGCGTCGAAAGTTTGGAATAAGTTTTACACGTCGCTTAATGGCGGTAATGGTGCCGCTATTGATATTAGGAGTTGGTCGAATGGCTAAGATTGTCGAGAACGACCGAATGATGAAGCGTTATGTTCTTCGTAAGCGTGTCTACAAGATGCGTTCGCAAGGGCATGATTGGAACTTTATTGCTCGCAAGCTCGGATTTAAGGAGGCGAACATTCGGACTGTCCTAGTCTAAGGCACCATTTGGAAAGCAGGGAGGCTGCGTGGAGACACGTGGCTTTCCTTTTATATTTTGGCAGAGAAAGGACAGAGATGGCGAAAGAGCTTTCTGACGAAAAGAAACTTTACATTGTAGAAATGCTCGAGAAGGGGTGCACTTATAAACAAATCAGCGCAGACCTTGGAATTTCCAATGGCACAATAGCTGCGGTTAAGCGTGAGTTTTTCGGAGAGGATAAAATGAAGAGGTCGATTGTTGCTGGCGATAAGTTTAATGGTCTTCTGGAGTGCGTTGGTAAGAACCAATTCAAGGGAAGCGTTCGAATAAAGGGCGGGAAATTCGAAACCAAGCGGTTCACTACCAGCAGTCGTCAAGAGGCCGAGAATCTTTGGAATGAGTGGAAGGAAGAGGTTTTGAAAGACCAATCTCCGATAATTGCTAATCCTCCGATTGTTGTTACGAGGGCCAATGGGAAAACGTATGTCCCCACTCATCCTACCGACAGGAATCACGACATAATAGAGGTGGAGATTCCTAAAAAGGAGGAAGCCAAAGTTGAAGAGGCGCCAGGAACGCTCTATCTTCTTAGCCTCGATAATCCTCGCATTGCTGGATATTTATACGACGAAGATGCTGCTAGAAAGCTTATGGGCTTGCTTAATGACGCTCTCGAAGCAACAGGCCTTGCCCTTAGATACAATGTTGTTCCTGTAAAGTATTACGATAAGGAGCAATAATGAAAGGACAAGATATTATCGATCTTATCGAAGAACATTACTTGGTAAATGCAGAACTATCTCACGTGCTTTTTGCCGAACCTGATGCTGTGCAATTGATTTTCGAAACTACTGGAACTTTTTATCAAGGCGCCAAGTCTTACGTTGGAATAGACATACCAATAAAACCATCTCCAACACAATTTATAGGAGTTGTTAAGGAGTGATTATGGACTGCGGAGAGTTATATAGACGTAGAGCTATGAAAAACGCCAACTACTATAGGATAGGTATAACACTTGTTTAGGAGTAATCATGAAAACCGGACATGTTTCGTATTACATTAATGTTGGTCAGACTCTTGGCGTGATTGGTCTTTTCGCTCTTGGCTGGAAGGCGCTTAAGATTGAGGAAGCCAAGGCCGGTCTTCAGAATCGTAGCGTTATTGATATTCTGCACGACGATGCCATTCATCTGCAGGATTGGTATAACCGCAACGTTTCGCATCGTACCTATCGCTATCATTAGGAGGAACAAATGGTTATCATCACTCATAAATGTGATAAATGCGGAAAAGAAGTAACAGACGCGAGGTCTATGGGTTATCTAGCAATATACGGCTATCATTTTGATATTTGTAAAAAATGTTTGGGCGGCCTCATAACCGAAGAGATGCTCGAAAAGAAGACGACCGAAGAAGTTCTACACTCAATTATGGATAAAACAGCCGTTCCTTTTAACTAGGAGGAATCATGCCTATTTGGGTTAAGTGCATTCTGATGTTGTGGGTTGTATTTCTCTTTATGCAAATCTGGGCGTCTATCTATAAAAGAGAATTACAAATAGAACTTTTCCGCGCTAAGCTTACTAACTATAAAACTAGATTTTCGTGGTATTTTTATGTATACGGAATTACTATAGTTTTATGCATTTTTTCAATCATACCTATTGCGATATGGTTTATATTCTTGAGGGGGTAGTGTTATGTGCATGTCAATTCCTAACGAGATGACGCTTTATTGTATAAGCGAAGGGACTCCTAATATGCTGCGATTTTTTGACAATTCGCAAGAAGCTCAACGAGCATTAGAACTAATCCACGACGCATTCAAAAAATCAGGTCACGATTGCGAATATAACCTCTTTACAGTAACTCTAACTAAGGTGAATCCTGACTGAGTTCGAGGTAGTATTATGTCGGAATCAAATCCTAATGAAACTACGCTGTATTTCATAAGCGAAGAAGATCCAAATATTCTACGATGTTTCGACAATGAGCAGGAGGCGCAAAAGGCTTTTGAACTAGTCCGCGATGCACTCAAGGGATCTGATAACTATTGGAAATATAAGCTCTTTGCAGTAAATCTAACTAAGACGTACCCTGACTGAGTTCGAGGTAGTTTTTACACATTGCTTAGTGGAACAGCATACGGCTGTTATGATTCAAAGGAGGAGAGTTATGGTTAAGCTTAGCGACGAAACCAAATTCTGGCTGCAGGTTATGGGTTACCTGGGAGGCACACTTGTGCTGAGCTATGTAGCCTATAAGTGGTTCGCCATTATGGTAGGAAAGGAGGTGGCTAAGGCCCTGCTCGCCGCAGGGATTGTAGCAATCGCATAATGTTCCAGGAGGAGTCACACACGTGGCTCCTCTTTTTCTTTTATATTTTAGAGAAAGGACCCATAATGAACCTTGCAGTAATCACTAGGCCGCTTCACAAGATCGTGAAGTATAGCAAGCACATGTTAGTCAAGCACTCTGCGGATATTCTCACAGGTTTCACAGTCGGTGGCGTGGTGTTGACAGGCTTTGAGGTGCATAAGGCAACTCTCAAGGCCGACGAATTTCTGAGGATTAACGGCTATGACCAGGCTAATCCAGATACTCAGAAGGTTCTGAAGCTCGAGGCTGCCAAGTTTTATATTAGGCCTGTCGTCACTGGTGCAGCTACCATAGGTTGTGCGGTTGGTGCTAATTATATTAACCACGAGAAGATTGCTGGTTTGGCCGCCATTTGTACTGCCGCAGAGACCGCTCTGAATGAGAAGGACGGCAAAATTAAGGAGCTCATGGGCGAAAAGGCCTTGGATAAGCTCGACGACGAAATCCTTGCCGATAAGGGTCGCGAGATTCTTGCCAAGACTTCGCCGAATGATATTATCGACACAGGCACAGGCGATGTGCTTTGTGTTGAAAGCTATTGGACTGGTCAGGTGTTTAAGGCAGACCCAAATATTATTTGGATGGCTCAGAATACCTATAATGAAAGAGTTTTGGAAGAGGCAGAATCTGGTTTGGGCGTGGCCTCTGGTGATTTTCTAGAGGAACTTTGGAAGAACGTAAATGCCTTCATTCCAAAGAAAGCATATGAAGATGGCTATAACGCAACCAAGAACGGCATCTTGCGTCTGGAATGCCATTGGGATGGCGACCCAAAGAAGGGCGAAAGGTATCTAGTCTTTGAGCCTAAGAACCGTCCAATTCGAGACTTCGCTGGATTCTAAGATGGCGTATGATATTCGTAAGACCGAAGAAGGGGAGACTATAGTCCTGCCACTAGAGCTCCCCATTTATGACGGTCTAAACAGCGAACTTGGTAGGCAGGCTCAGGTTTTCTTGACATCTGCGCTACGTCACATAGCGGTTTGCGATTGGATGGAAGAGAACCTAGATACGTCCGACGATTATATTTGCGAGACCATAGGCGAAGAGAAGGCCCAGGCTTCCGCACAACTCGTAAATGTGTTCATGTCTCTTGCCGGTATCGCTGACAATCTCGACATTGATATTATGCAGGAGATTTGGGACATGCCGTGGAAAGTGTAGCGTGTTAGTTTTTACACGTTACTTAATGGCAGACATTCGTCCACGACCAAAGGAGGCAAAATGGACGAGCAGATTAAGGACGTTGAGGTTAACGATGAGAACACCGAGACTTATGAGCTTTATGAGCCAGAGACGGAGTCTTTCAAGATTCCTGCTGTGGTGTACAAGGCCGGTGGGGCAGCTTTGGCTGTCGCAGGTGGCATTGCATACGCTAAGAGGGACACCTTGAAGGCGAAGCTCGGCGAGCTCAAGGAAGCTCGTAAGGCAAAGAAGGTGCAGAAGCATCTCGAGGCCCTAAACAAGCTTGGTTATAAGCCCTCGGAAGAGAAGACGGAGTAAGGCCAATTGGGAGGAATCAGAAATGGTTCCTCTCTTTTTTCTTTTTATATCCTAGAAGAAAGGTTTTGTCATGTTTAAGCTTAAGAAGATTGATACCGAGTCCAAGGGTTATCGTGCAGTTCGTGGTGGTATTTTGTTTGTAGCGTCTGCAGGTAGCGGCTGGGCATTTGAGGCCATGTTGATTCCTTGGGTTGCGGCTGTGTTCGAGAAGAATCGATTCATGCGCTACGTTAGCTATCTTGGGGTGATTCCTCTGGCTTTGAAGGCGGCAGAGGTTGGCGACGAGCTTACTAAGAAGAGTATTGACGATTGCGTGTTCTTGTGGAATGTTCTCGCCGATAAGGTCAATGGTGAAGAGGAAACCGAGTTCGAGCCTGACCGCAGCGACATCGAGATTAAGACCGAGCGTTACTACTATGGAGTCAAGGTTCCAGGCGCCGTTTTCACTCATGCAGAGCAAAAGGAGTTTATCGACGAGCTCGTTCGTAAGACTGGGATTTTTGAGTTTAAGACCGAGGAGGTTGCTAAGCGTTGCGTTGAGCTTCTTCATGAGAAGGCTGAGCAGTATAAGTTTGTGACAATTTCCGACGCTCTGTTTATGCGTGAGGGCTTTATAGCACCAGAGGAAGTTCGAGAGCATACTGATTTGTGGGGCTGGAAGGCAGATATGTTCAGTGGCGTGCCCATTGACAAGATTTCTGACGACCATTGGATTGCAAATCTATTCGATTATATGTATGTTGGGGATTTGTATCAGGTGCTCGATGAGGATAATAACAAGGAGGACTAATGGCTGAAGCGGAAATGCCGAAGCAGGAGAAAGCCACTCTAACTCGTGAGGTAAGTAGTCTCACAAAAGATATTCGCCCGATTAAGAAGAACGATGCCGAGTATACTCCCGCTGTGGTCATCAAGCGGGAGAGTCTTGGCCAGCGCTTCAAAAACGCCTTCACTGTCGAGGATGCTCGCGATGTTGGGGATTATATTCTTGATGAGATTATTATCCCTAGCATCAAGAAGACTCTGTATGACGTGACTGTTGGTATTGCGGGACGGATATTCTTGAACAGTGTTGGAGTCCAGTCAAACAATCTGTATCGAGAAAATGGCGTAACTAGGGTTGTTCGAAATCGTAACAACTATAACGCAATCTCTCGGCAGCAGACTCGAGCGGAACAAATGACTGTTGGAGTTCCAAACAGGACAAGGTATCGTCCCACCGAATTTGAGTTCCGGTCGTATGATATTGCGACTCAGGTTCTCGATGATTCCATCGATTATCTCGATTCGTATGGGCAGCTCTCTGTCGATACGTACTATGATATTATCGAGGGAATTCTGAAGGACGATTGCCCGATGATTAAGCGAGACTATACCGCTCAGCAATGGGGTTGGCGTAGTCTCAGTTCGGCAGCGGTTATCCAGTCGGTTGGCGGCTGGACGCTTAAGATGCCAAATCCAGTATCTTTGAAGGGATAGCGATGACTCCTGAAAGCATTTATGAGCGGTTTCTCAAGGAATTCCCTGATATGCGCAATCAGGTGGTTAAGTTTAATACTTGTCGTGGTGATGGTACTAAGCCCGGTTCTGCTATTCGTATCATGCTCCGCAACCATCGCGTTATGAGGTTCGACTTGTATAATGATGGAACCTGGGTATTGAAGCGAGGCTAAAATGAAGATTATGAGCTACCCAACATATGAGATTCTTAGGAATCCCATTGAGGCGAATCGAGAGAGTATTCTTGAGAGTGCTCGTCTCTGTTTCAAGAGCGAAAGTACTGGGCGTGAATCTGATAGTCGACTTCTTACTAGACTTGTAGAAGAGGACGATGCGATGGCCACTCCAATTGAGATGGCCGATTTCAAAGTCCGAATCACCACAGACCGAGGCATCGCAAACGAGTTTGTTCGTCATCGAATTGCTTCTTTCAATCAGGAGTCGACTAGATATTGCAACTATAGTCTCGGAAAGTTCGGGCACGAGATTACTGTTGTGAAGCCTTTTGAGATTCGCGAACACACTATGGAGTATTATCTTTGGGGAAAGGATTGCCGGCGTGCAGAGAAGACATATTTCGACCTTCTCGATTTGGGAGTAAAGCCCGAGACTGCTCGAGCTGTGCTTCCTACGTGCCTTGCCACCACAATTGATATTAAGGCCAATCTTCGTGAGTGGTATCACATCCTGAAGCAAAGGACGTCGCGCAGGGCTCATCCAGATGCTCGTCTTGCTATGCACGGAATTCTGTTGGACCTCGCGGCGTTCTATCCAGAGTTGTTTGAGAGTCTAGCTGAGGAACGCAATCTTCAATTTATTGAAGATTTTGCCAAGAAAGATGTTGAGAAAGGAAACGAATAAATGTTTACTCTTCCTGAACCCGTAATGAAGTTTGGTTCGAAGGTCATGAAGTGGGGTATTAAGAACGGCCCGGCTATCATGCACTATTCAGGTCTTGCCATGACTGGCGTTGGCATTGTGATGGCTTGCGACGCTACTCTCAAGGCCGATGATATTATTGAGCGTCATAAGGACCGCATGAGTCGCATTAAGCAGGCTCGTGAGATTTCTCTCGACCCTGATAGCGGCCTTTCTGCAGATGAGGTGTATACCGACAAGCAGATGAAGCAGGACAAGCTTATTGTATATCGCGATACGGCAATTGATTTTGTCAAGCTTTACGGTCCTTCTGTGGCTGTTATTTGCTCTGGTCTTGGGCTTGTGCAGGGTGCGTACGGTGTTATGAATGACCGTAATGCTAAGACTATGGCCGCTCTCACTGCCGCAAATGAGGCTTACAACAACCTTCTTGCTCGTAGCGAGGTTAGCGACAATCCGATTGATATTGCCACTGAGAAGCTCGAGGAGCCTGAGAGGATTGTAATTTCGAAGGGGATTAACGAGGACGAGCCAAGCGAGCTCCTTCTCGAGAATTATATTCCTATCGAGCAGTGGGGTATTATTGAGAATGACCCGTTTACCATTGTATTTGATGAGGGATGCGAGGGTTGGAATAAGGACACCAACTTTATCATCAACGCCAATCAGCTAATCAGCGCATTCCGTAGTCGTGAGATTATGCGCTCGGCCCATTCGGTTCCTTGCGTTTGGGTGAATGATATTCGTCGCGATTTGTATCTTGATGAGAAGGCTCTTGGTTGGTCGCATGGTTGGACTGACGAGCCCGGCGATGTGATTGATTACGACATCTACATGTATACCTATGATATTATCGATGGTATGATTGTTGGATTCAAGCAGATGCCTGGCGATACAAATGTCGAGCGAGCCCAGAATATTATGAAATACGAGAACGAGCAGCGCCAAAATGACGGATGGCCTCACGATTATTGCGTTGTGATGCGTATGGGTCATCGTGATGAGAATGGCATCCTTCAGAATCCTCGTTATATTCGTAATGAGATGTTCGGCTAAGCTCTAAAGTACGTTTGCGTCACATACTATTCGGATGGAGAGGTGTGGATATTCCACCCTCTCTGTCCTTTTTCTTGATTGGAGGTGTGTTATGTGGGAAGCGCATGAAGAGTACGACGATTACTTTCTTTGGTTGTGTAGTATAATCAACTTGGACTTCGACCGATACAGTACGTTGATTTATATTCTTCAAGATATGGACTTTGTCTGGGTTTTGGACAGAGATAGTGGCAGAAGTTCTGACGGTCTGGCTCTTCGTGAGGAATATTATCATCAGACTTTTGATGATTGGGTTATGCTTTGGGAAAAGCCTTGTACAGTTCTTGAAGCACTAATTGGTCTTGCTCGAACTATGGACGCGATGCTTATTGATGAGAACACCTCCGATAGGACTCGCGTGTGGTTTTGGGAATTCATCAGGAATCTCGGTCTGAAAAAGTATACAAATCAGTACATTGAATCTCTGTTTGTCGAAGAGCGAGAGTTTGATATTCAGAGTATTGTGATGGTTTGGATGAACAGAGACTTCGATGTTGATGGTACTGGGAGCATATTTCCTTTGAGGAATCCTAGACGAGACCAACGCGAAGAGACCATGATTTACCAATTGAATAGCTACATTCTTGAAAATTATGTCTTTGATGAGTAAAATTACGAATCCCATTTTCCCACTTTTGGATTTTTGATTTTGAAAAATGGGACTATGGTTTACCTGCGAAAAGTCCCACTTTCCCACTTTTTTCTTACTTTTGTGGCTTTTTTATTAATTAAATATTTATAATATATATAGTAAATACCCCCCCCCCTAAAGTGGGAAAAAGTGGGATTACGGGATTTCTACAAATTTGAGAGGAGGTTTAATGGATTTCATTGATATTGCGTATCGAACGACCAAAAGAGGCAGTCTGGAAGTCTATCCGAATTTTGTTGTGTGCAATTCAAAAGACATCATGATTCGAGGAAAAGACTTCTATGCAATCTGGGATGAAGAGAGCGGTCTGTGGAGTACGAATGAGTTGGATGTCGTGAGGCTAGTCGACAAGGAATTATATTCTTATGCCGATGAGTTACGCGGACATACTGAAGATGCCATTCGTGTGATGACTCTAACTGACTTTAGTTCGAAGTCTTGGATGAGTTATAAGAATTACATAACTCATTTTCCTGACAATTATCAGACCCTCGACAATCGTTTGATATTCAACAATGAAGTTACAAAGCGTGAGGACTACGCGAGCCATAAGCTTCCTTATAGTCTGAGCGATGGAGAGTGCGCTTCTTGGGATGAGCTAGTAGGAACATTATATTCCACTCAAGAACGTAAGAAGATTGAGTGGGCTATAGGTTCTGTGTTTGCTGGCGAGTCAAAAGATATTCAAAAGTTCTTCGTGTTTTATGGAGATGCAGGAACAGGCAAGTCGACAATCCTTAATGTCATTCAGTGGTTGTTCGAAGGATATTATGCTGTCTTTGATGCGAAGGCTTTAGGAAACTCTCACAATCAATTTAGTCTCGAGGCCTTCAAGGGTAATCCGTTGGTTGCTATTCAGCATGATGGCGACTTGAGTAGAATTGAGGACAACACTCGTTTGAATAGTATTGTGTCTCACGAAGAGATGCTAGTCAACGAGAAGCACAAGTCTTTGTATTCTGTTCGTATGAATGCTTTGCTGTTTATGGGAACCAACAAACCGGTTAAGATTACCGATGCGAAGTCTGGCATCATTAGACGACTGATTGATATTACTCCTACTGGCAACAAGATACCGGTCGATAGGTATCAGCAACTCATGCATAACATTAAGTTTGAGTTGGGAGCGATTGCGCAGCATTGTCTGAATGTGTTTAAGACTCTCGGTAAGCATCATTATGATAATTACCGTTCTTCTGAGATGCAGTACAAGACTGATGTGTTCTTCAACTTTGTGGATGCAAACTTCTTTGAGTTTAAGAAGCAAGAAGCTGTCACCCTTCGCCAAGCCTATGCGATGTATAAGGAGTACTGTCAGGAAACGTCGTTGACTTATGTCATGCCGATGTATCAGTTCCGAGAAGAACTAAAGAATTACTTTGCAGACTTTAAGAAAGACTATCGTATTGATGGTAAGCATTTTCGTAGTTGCTATGTCGGATTCCTAGCTAGTAAGATTGAATACAAGCAGAGCGAAGACTTTGAAGAGATGCGACCGGTGTCAGATTGGCTAGTGATGAACACCGAGCATTCGCTGTTTGATATCTTTGCTAGAGAGTATCCGGCACAGTATGCGAATGATTCTGGTACTCCATTTAAGAAATGGGAGAATGTAGACACCACGCTTGCTGACATTGATACGAAAAAGCTACACTATGTTAAGGTTCCGTCGAATCATATTGTGATTGATTTTGATTTGAAGGACGATAGTGGCGAAAAGTCTGCAGAGATGAACTTGGAGGCTGCTAACAAATGGCCAGAAACCTATGCTGAGTTTAGTAAGGGAGGCGCTGGAATACATCTGCATTATATTTATGATGGGGATGTAGAACAGCTTAGTCGAGTATATTCAGAAGGCATAGAGATTAAGGTCTTTAACGGCAATAGTTCGTTGCGAAGGCGATTGAGTCTATGTAATGATATTTCCATAGCTCATATAAGTGGAGGGCTACCGACGAAGGAGAGAAAGGTGATTAGTAACGCTACAATCAAGTCTGAGCGTGCTCTGCGAGATTTGGTTGTCAAGGGCCTTAAGAAGGAGGTTTGGCCTAACACTAAGCCTTCTATCGACTTTATATTTAAGGTTCTTGATGAAGCCTATGACAGTGGAGTTGAGTATGACTTGAGTGACATGCAGACTGCGGTCCTTGCATTCGCGGCAGATAGTACACACCAAGCAAGATATTGTATGGATTGTGTCGCCAAGATGCATTTCGTGTCAAAGGATTTGGAAGAGCGTCGCGTTGAAGAGAAGCGTGAAGACAAGCCGATTGTGTTCTTTGATATTGAGGTCTTTCCTAATCTTCTGCTCGTGAACTATAAGGTTGCTGGCGATGGATGCCCCGTGATTCGAATGATAAATCCTGACCCAGCTGCTATTGAAAGTCTGTTCCAGTATCGTTTGATTGGCTTTAACAATCGTCGTTATGACAACCATATTCTGTATGCTAGATATTTGGGTCATAGTATTGAGGACTGCTATAAGCAGAGCCAGAAGATTATTAATGGTGACAGGGATGCATTCTTTGGAGAAGCCTACAGGTTGAGTTATACAGATGTGTATGACTTCTCTAGTAAGAAGCAGAGTCTGAAGAAGTTTGAGATTGAGCTTGGCATCCATCATCAAGAACTCGGACTTCCTTGGGATGAACCTGTTGACCCGAAGCTTTGGACTAAGGTTGCGGAATATTGTGATAATGATGTTATTGCAACTGAGGCAGTGTTTAATGCTCGGCACGCAGACTTTGTTGCTCGAGAGATTCTAGCGGACCTTAGCGGGTTGACTGTTAACGATACCACAAATCAGCACACAACTCGCATTATATTTGGTGATGACCCAAACCCTCAGAGTAAGTTTGTGTATACAGACTTATCTGAAATGTTTCCAGGATACAAGTTTGAAAATGGAAAGAGTACGTATCGAGGAGAAGACCCTAGCGAAGGAGGATATGTTTACAGCGAGCCAGGCATGTATGGAAATGTAGCTCTGCTTGATATTGCTAGTCTACATCCTACTTCGATAGAGTGCCTCAATTTGTTTGGTCCTTATACGGCTCGTTTCAGTGCAATTAAGCAAGCTCGAATATTCATCAAGCATCACGATTATGATAGTGCAAAGAAGTTAATGGACGGAAAGCTCGCCAAGCACCTGAATGGTAGTGAAGAAGATGCAGACGCCCTTGCTTATGCACTGAAGATTGCTATTAATAGTGTATATGGTCTTACATCTGCCAAGTTCCCGAACAAGTTCAAGGACCCGCGTAATGTGGACAACATTGTTGCTAAGCGTGGCGCTTTGTTCATGATTGACCTGAAGCATGCTGTTCAGGAAAAGGGATGGACTGTTGCCCACATTAAGACCGATTCGATTAAGATTCCTGATGCAACGCCAGAGATGATTGATTTTGTGGTTGAGTTCGGTAAGAAGTATGGGTATGACTTTGAACATGAGGCTACGTATGACAAGATGTGTCTTGTGAATAAGTCAACTTATATTGCTAAGTATGCGAATGGAAAGCATGCTGGAGAATGGACAGCCACCGGAGCTCAGTTCCAGCAGCCGTATGTGTTCAAGACCTTGTTTAGTCATGAGAAATTGATATTCGATGACATGTGCGAGGTTAAGAACTGTAAGACTGCGTTTTATTTGGACATGAACGAAGGGATGAAAGATGGCGAGCATAACTATAAATTTATCGGCAGGGCTGGGCAATTCACTCCAGTTAAGCCTGGAACTGGAGGAGGGCGACTCGTTAGAGAACAAAACGGAAAGTACTATTCTGCCACTGATGCAGACGGCTTTCGATGGATGGAGTCAGAAACAGTCCGACAATTGGGCATCGAAGGGAGCGTTGATAAGAACTATTATCGACGAAAAGTAGATGAAGCTGTTAAGGACATTTCTCAATACGGTGACTTCGAATGGTTTGTCGGAGACGAGCCGTATAAGGAGCGTGTTTGATATTCCGTGGCTCATGCCTTGTCAAAGCGAAACCGTAAGGAATTGTAAACTTTGTAGGTCGTATGCCGGCTATTGTCGGTTGGGATATGACTTGAGTAATGTGATATTCTAATAAAGCAAGAAAGGAACCATCATGGCTAATCGAATGAATCAGAATCTTAAGTTTGAAGAGATTTCCGGTCGCGATTTGTGGTGGCGTAACATGCAGGGAACGCCTACTGATTACACTCCTGCAGGAACTCGTAACTTTGCTATTGCTATTAGTGATGAACTCGCCGATGAGCTTGAGAGTGCTGGTTGGACTTGCATTAGTCGTAAGCCTCGTGACCATAATGACCCTGATAGCCCAATCCTTGCTCGTTTCAAGGTTAAGATGAACTTTAATGCCGCCAATCCTCCTCGTATTTATGTGGCTAGTTCGGATGGCAAGCGTAGGACTCTTGTTGATGAGGCATGGCTTGATGACCAGAACATTGACCGTCGTGGAATCGAGTGGTGTGATATTGCTGTGAGTCCGTATTATCGTACTGTCAATGGTAAGGAGTGGTGCACTGCGTACCTCAACGAGATTACCTTCAAGCTTGAGGAGGGTGCGTTTGATTACAAGTATGCGGAGGATGTTCCGTTTTAGAAAGGATAATCGTGAATAGTCTTATACATGAAACTCGAAGGGCGCACTGTCCAAAATGCGATGAAGATGTCGACTTTGAAATTAAATTGTGCTATGTTGATTACAACGGAACGGTCCCTTGCTATAAATGTCCTGGGTGCGGCGAAATAGTTCCTGCATTCTCTTTTGACTCATTTATACAGACTGGAAAGCTCCTAATTCCTGTGTAATTGATATTGGTTGGAGGACCATGTCACTCAGCTTATATGACCATCAGTTGAGTGCGCTAGACAAGCTGGAGTCCGGCTCCATCCTTTGCGGTGGGGTCGGCTCTGGTAAGTCTAGAACAGCGCTTGCATATTATTATCTAAAAGAAGGAAAAGGCACGCTCGAGATAAACGGATATGGCCGAACGAGGAGGATGAAGAAGAACGTTCCGCTTTATATAATCACTACAGCTCATAAAAGAGATTTGTATGAGTGGGAGCTGGAATGTCGCTTCTTTCCTTTTGTTGAGCCAATCGTCGATTCTTGGAATAATATACAGAAATACAAAGAAGTAAAGGATGCCTTCTTTATATTTGATGAGCAGCGAGTGGTTGGGTATGGTGCTTGGTCCAAAGCCTTTATTAAGATTAGTAAGAGCAATCGTTGGATATTACTGAGCGCCACTCCGGGTGATACGTGGATGGATTACGTTTCTGTATTCATAGCAAACGGATTCTATCCAAACAAGACTGCGTTTGAGAGGAGACACGTTGTCTACAGTCGATTCGCAAAGTACCCGAAAGTCGAAAGATACGTCGGAGTTGATATCCTCGAAAAACATAGACGTAGCATCCTTGTTCAAATGCCCGACAATAGGCCAACAATTAGTCACCACGCTTTTATCCACGTTCCCTACGACAAAGAACTTTCGAGTCGTGTTCTCAAAGAACGATGGGATGTCTTTCGTAAAGAGCCAATTAGAGACGCCGGAAGCTTATGCCTTATTCTCAGACGAATTGCCAACGCAGAACCAAAACGATTAGAAAAGGCAATTGATATTGTAAAGCAAAGCAAAAAATGCATAATCTTTTACAACTTCAATTATGAGTTGGAGATGCTTAAGGAAGCTTTGGATGCTGAGCGAATAGTATACGCCGAATGGAATGGACATCGTCACGAAGATTTACCGACTGGAGAGCGATGGGCATACCTCGTCCAGTACACAGCCGGTGCCGAGGGATGGAATTGTATTTCTACCGACACGGTCCTATTCTATTCCCAAAACTATTCGTACAAAATCATGCAGCAAGCAGCTGGGCGAATTGATAGAATGAATACTCCGTTTGTGGATTTGTATTACTATCATCTAATGTCGTCTTCACCGATTGATATTGCTATAAAAAGAGCTATAGATACCAAGAAGAATTTTAATGAAAGGGCGTTTTATGAAAGTATTTAAAAAGGATTTCGGAATCGAGGGAGATGATTAATATGTCGATGGCCGGTCGCATAAAGGAAGAGCTTTCTGATGCCGCGCTTTATGAGCAGCTAGCGGAAGAGTGTATCGAGTTGTCGCATGCGTGTTTAAAGAAAGCTAGGAAGCTTCGCGGAGAGAATCCCACTCCTTTGCAAGAAGATGAAATCGATAATAATATAGTCGAAGAGTATACGGACGTTCAGTTGGTTTCTAAACTACTCGACATAGACATAGACCAAGGGCTATATTGTAAGAAATTCGATAGATGGTATGACCGTTTGATAGTTGACTATCGTCCGAAAGGATATTGAATGCAATAGGTAGATTTTTTTGTTTTACACGTTGTTTAATAGAGAGGTAAGGTGTGCCTCTCTATTTTCTTTTTGAGGTTGCTATGACTCCTGAAGCTAAGTTTCAAGCCTCGTTGATAAAGAAAATCAAGTCCCTGCTTCCAGGATGCTATATTTTGAAAAACGACCCAAATTACATTCAAGGTATTCCAGACTTATTGATATTGTATAACACGCGATGGGCAATGCTTGAGTGTAAGGAGTCGTCTACGGCGTCTCATAGACCAAACCAAGAATTCTACATTAATGTAATGAATGAGATGTCATACGCATCTTTTGTCTTTCCGGAGAATGAGCAGGAGGTACTTGATGAACTTCAACGAGCATTGGAATCTCCAAGGTAAGCACGCGTTCCTAAGTCCATCCAGTCCTTACTGGTTGAACTATGACCGTGAAAAATTGGAGATGGTTTATCGTAACGCAAAAGCCAAAGAGATGGGTACTAAGCTTCATGCCTTTGCTGCCGATGCCATAACTTATGGTGTCAAACTAGGCAATAGCCGTAGGACCCTAAATCGCTATGTTAATGATGCGATTAACTTTGGTCTTCAGCCAGAAAAGATATTGTACTATAGTGACCACTGCTTTGGTACTGCCGACGGTATTGAATTTAGAGACGGACTTCTTAGGATTCATGATTTGAAGACAGGCAAACATCCTGCTTCATTTCGTCAACTAGAAGTGTATGCCGCTTTGTTTTGTCTAGAGTATGGTGTAGACCCGTCTCAAATTGATATTATTCTTCGTATATACCAAAACGATGAAATCTTTGAGGCTGATGGTGAGCCCGACGTAATTGATAGTCATATGGGTGTTATTTCTGAGCACGAAAAGATATTAACAGACCTTGATTCGGAGGGCTAAATGCTAGTTATGGAAGCCGAATGGCTAGAACATTCTGGAACACCACAAATGAGGGACTTTGACCCTCACGGGTCTGGTCGATATCGTCAAGGTTCTGGCGAGCATGCATACCAGCATGCTAAAGATTTTAAGGATCGTGTCAAAGCTCTTCGCAAGCAATACGGCGGAACAATGAGCTATCGCGAACTTAGCGAATATATGTTCGGTAAGGACGAGTCCGGAAAGCTTAATGTTAGCGACCGAGACTTTCGTAAGATGATTACTCAGGCCAACGCTAGCATTAGTGAACACGACTATCTTAAGGCAAAAAAGTTATCTGATAAAGGATGGTCCGAAAAAGCTATTGCTGCAGAATTGGGTAGGTCTCAGTCCGGTGTTCGTCAGTTGTTACAACGAGACGCTGATTCTAAGGCGAAGCGTATTAACAACACTGCGGAAATGTTGAAAGAGTCACTAGACTCTCGTGGTGGATATATTGATATTGGCGCGGGTTCCGAACTTCTTGTTGGTGTTGGTCGAAGCAATTTTGAGGCTGCCGTTAAGCAACTTCAAGCCGAAGGATATGTTGTAGACAAGCTTCCGGTTAAACAGCTATTTGGTCAAGGAAATACTACTATTAAGTATTTGGCTCCTCAAGGAACAACTAGAAGCGAAGTTTATAACAATCTTTCTGATCTTCGAACGCCGGTTGATGTTCATATTGATAGAGATGGAAATAAGACTCCTCTTCGTCCTATTCAGAATGTTGATTCCAAGCGTGTTATGGCTCGATATGCTGAAGAAGGCGGAATTGATAAAGATGGTGTTATAGAGCTTCGTCGAGGAGTTGCTGACTTAGATTTAGGTAATGCTAAGTATGCTCAAGTTCGAATTGGTGTCGACGGAACTCATTATCTAAAAGGAATGGCCATCTATGCGGACGACCTTCCTGATGGGATTGATATTCGGTTCAACACTAATAAGAAAAAGGGAACGCCTCTTATTGCATCCGAGCCTGGTGGTAAAGAAGTTCTTAAGCCTATGCAGGATCCTTCGAATTTGCTAAATCCATTTGGCGCATCGATTAAAGCCGGTGGACAAAGCGGCGCTCTCAATATTGTTAACGAGGAAGGCGATTGGTCTAAGTGGAGTAAGACACTTTCTGCGCAGTTCCTTTCTAAGCAGTATGAGCAAACCGCAAAGCGTCAGCTTAAAGCAACGGGTGATATTGCAGAAGCCGAGTTTGAGGAGATTAAGTCTCTTACAAATCCGACGCTAAAAAGATATTTGCTGCAGCAATTTGCTAATGGATGTGATTCTGATGCGGTTCATTTGAAAGCTGTTAGGCTTCCTGGGCAAACGCAAAAAGTATTGCTTCCGTTACCGGAAGGTAAACCTGACCAAGCCTATTGTCCGTCCTTGCCGAACGGAACACAGGTTGCGTTAGTTCGTTACCCTCATGGTGGAACGTTTGAGATTCCAGTTGTTACAGTAAATAATAGCAATACTTATGCCAAACGAGTGTTTGGTAATGCTCAAGATGCTATTGCCATTCATCCGTCCAAAACGGCTATTCTTTCTGGAGCCGATTTTGATGGTGACACCGTTATGGTTCTTCCGCTGCGAGGCTCGTTCAAGATAAAAACTTCAGACCCGTTGCCAGGACTTAAAGACTTTGATCCAAAAACTCAATTTAATGGTGACCACCTTGCGCCAAAAGATAAAATGAAAAAGAAAAGTGTTCAGGCGCAAATGGGTTCTATTACCAATCTAATCACTGACATGACTATTCAGCATGCGGATGCTTCTGAATTAGCCAGAGCTGTTGCGCATTCGATGGTCGTTATTGATGCGTATAAGCATGGGTTGGATTACAAGGCTTCGGAACGTTACTTTGATATTCCTGCTCTTAGAAAGAAGTATCAGCCAAACGGTGGCGCAAGTACGTTGCTTTCTGCTGCGAAATCACAGTATCGTTATCTGGATAGGCGAGAAAAAGCAGTTAGTAAATTAACTCCTGAAGAGCGGAAGCGTTGGGAAAAAGGCGAAATCATATACGAGCCTACAGGAAAGACCTATTATAGCGGAAAGCCTGTTACGGTAAAAGGCACCAAGATGGCCGATATGGTTAAAGACGCTTACGAACTTTCTTCTGGTTCTGTTATGGAGTCGTACTATGCAGACTATGCTAATCGTATGAAGGCGCTTGCCAATGCTGCTCGTGCGGAGATGCGTAGAACTGGAAAGCTTGAGTATAGTCCGTCTGCATATACAACTTATTCAGAGGAAGTTGCATCTCTAAAGCGAAAGCTTAAAGTTGCTCAAATGAATGCTCCTCTAGAGCGAAAAGCTCAGGCGCTTGCGAATAGTACATTCCGTGTTGAAAAGATGGAGCATCCTGAGTATGACGATGGGCAGATTAAGAAGGCTAAATCTCGTCATTTGGAAGCCGCTAGAATTGCTACAGGTGCTGGTAAGGAACGCATAAAGATAGAGCCTAAAGAATGGGAAGCCATTCAGGCAGGAGCAGTGCATGACAGTACTTTGCTTAAAATTCTTGAGAATACGAAGTCCGAAGAGGTTCGTGCTCTAGCCATGCCCAGAGGTACTACTATTAATAGCGCAAAGATAGCCAGGGCTAAGTCGCTTCTTAATTCGGGTCATGATTGGGCTGATGTAGCAGACATCTTGGGTGTGTCTGTGAGTGGTCTACAATCGGCATTGAACCCGAAGAAATAGAGGTGATTTAGATGAAATGTTATCTTTTAACAACGGTAGATAATCCGTATCATCCTGTTGACGAGATAGACAAGTGGAATGACTTCGATTTGGGTCACGGATACAGAACATTAGAAAGATTTGCGAAAGTGGCTCCTGCTGTTACAGGATTGGCCGATGCCGAAGAGCAGCGTAATATTAATGCAGCTGTCGATGACTTTGTGCGACTTAATCCAGAATTCTATAAGAAGATAGTAATCGACGATTAAAAAGTTTGCGAAATAGCTGTTGCTCATTTACAGGCAGGCACATGTATATAAAGCCTAATTTGCGTATTTGATGGCATAGTAATTGCTTTGGTATATACGTAAGTTTTAATGGCCTTACATGTGCCTGCCTATTGCTATGCTATAATTGCGAAAACATACCGCGTATAGTTTGCGAAATATTATTGTGGTATATAGAAGATTCTATATACCTCTCTTTATTATTGCTTAATATTAACTCTACATCTATTCTAATGGATGGCTAATAATAAAGGCGCTCTAGTTTGCGAAATCTATACCAGAGTATGTATGAGAATAGTACATGCTCTGCTATGTATATCGCAGCATTACTATTACTTAGTATGTATGCTATACTAATAATACTTTTAATACTAATCCATAATAGTTTTAGTATTATTAAAACTACAAAATTGCCGTCCCTGGTCCTATAGAAATAGTATACTAACGCTTTAAAGGAGCTTTATAGTGTTTGTTAATCTCATTTCTGGTTCCACAGCGTACAAAACATACAAAAGAGGCCCAAAATTTGCGAAAAATGAGGCAGGGGGGACCTCAAAATGTCCAAAATAGGGCTTAGTCATCGCCGGCCTCTCCAAAAATTCTCCGGGGGAATTATTGAAAATTGATATTTGGGCAGTTTTAGCGGGGAGTATATGAGTGCCTGCACGGAATCTTCGTCCTTTCTCGCCTCCAGGTCTCTTTTCGACGGTCTTGCCAACCTCTCCACTAACCACATAAACTCGTATACTTCCCGCTAAAACTACCTAAAAACTATTATATTCTATTCAATACTAGACTCGCGTTTGTTGAAAGGAGGCAAAAGTGCCTAAAAAGATGCCACCAGCTATGAGCCCTGAGGCTCGAGAGAACCAATTAATAGCTGCCGCTGTCGATTTGGCCGAGCAACAGCTTCGAGATGGCACTGCATCGCCTTCTGTCATCACGCATTTTCTTAAATTGGCTTCAACTAAGCAGCAATTAGAGATCGAAAAGCTAAAAAGCGAAACAGAGTTCCTTCGCGCTAAGGCCGATGCGGTTCAATCGAACCAAAGAAGCGAAGAATTATACGCAGAAGCCATCGCTGCAATGAAGCGCTATAGCGGAGTTGACGAGGAATACTATGCGGAAGAGATGCTATAGCGAATTGATTCAATTCAAAACATTCGAAGACCGATTTAATTATCTGAAGTTGGTTGGCGAGGTTGGGAATCCGACGTTTGGGTACGACCGATATTTCAACCAACAGTTTTACCATTCATCCGAGTGGCGGAGAGCCCGAAGCGAAGTCATAGTTCGAGACAATGGATGCGATTTGGGAATGCCAGACTACGAGATACACGGCCGTATTTATATTCACCACATCAATCCAATAACGAAGAGTGACATAACTGACTTTAGGGAAAATTTGCTCGATCCGGAAAACTTAATCTGCGTGACATTTGATACGCATAATGCAATTCACTATGGGGACGAACGAACGTTACCTAAAGTTCCTTTAGAAAGGGCTCCTGGAGACACATGCCCTTGGAGGTAATATGGATAGTATATTAAACAGTGTGAAATCGTATTTAGGAATTTCTGTTGACGATATCTCGTTTGATACGGACATCCTTATGGCGATTAATGCTGTTATGTTTGCTTTAAATCAACTCGGAGTTGGTCCATCGACGGCCGTTGTTGTCGAGGATTCAACACAGGACTGGCTTGATTATTTCGATGAGGACGCTGTTGGAATAATTAGACAGTATGTAAATATGCGAGTTCGAATTTTATTCGACCCGTCGACCAACAATCAAATAATGGATGCTTTAAAGGAACAAATCGCAGAAGCCGAATGGCGAATCTTAGTGTACGCGGATAACAAGGAGGTGTAAAGTGAGCGAGTTAAACTACTTAGCGCATTATGGCGTCAAAGGCCAAAAGTATGGAGTTAGACAGTATCAAAATCTCGACGGTTCGCTGACGCCTCTTGGTCGTGTACATTATGGGGTTGGGGAAGCTCGTAAAAAAGCGAGCGCGACAGCCAAAAAGGTATCTGGTGCTGTGAAGAAGGCGCCTAATACGGCTGGCAAAATTATACGAAATGCTCCAAAGAACATTTCTAAAGCCGCTAAGAGTGCCGTGAAGTCTGCGAAGAAAACTGCGAAGAAAACTGTGAACGATTTATCAAAGCAGCGAAAAGAAGCGGTCGAGGCATCTAAAAAGAGACGACAAAAAGCAAAAGCAGAACGAGCTAAACAAAAAGAAATCCGAAGAAAAGAAAAGGCTGAAAAGCTGACTCGAAAGATTGTCGAAAGAGAATCGAAAAAGCGTTTAGCAGATTTAAAAGACGAGTTCGAACAGGCTAAAATAAACGATGCTAAAAAACGCATAGATGCTTTGGTAAATAAGCAAAATCGAATTCAGGAAAAGGCGTATCTTAAAGAGCAGGAAAAAGCGCTCAAGCGTTCCATGAAAAAGGTCAAGGCGGACGCGGCTCGAGATGCAAAACGTCAATGGTCTAGAAAAGAAATTATGGATCTGAGCGACGAAGAGCTCGCCAAGCGTAAGGCTCGACTTAAAGCGGAAATTGAATTGGCTCAGTTAGAGTTTGAGCGCTCTTCTCCGACATTGAGTGCCGGATCCAAATGGGTTGTTGATACCGTGAGTAAAGGAGCCTCTATTGGCGTTCAGCAATTAGCAGGAGCAGCGGCGGTTCGTTTAGGAAAGAACGCCCTTGGATTAACAGACGAGGAAATCTCCGAATACATACGTCTGACTAAGAAGAAGTAAAAGGTAGGTGATTGAATGCCTCTGTCGAACACTGCAACACCGAAGTATTATGGAATGTTTAGGGATGCCGTGTTACGAGGAGACATTCCTGTATGCGAAGAAATCTCAATGGAGATGAATCGTATCGATGCACTTATCGCAAACCCTGGAATTTACTATGACGAGCTTGCTATGGAGGGCTATGTTCGGTTTTGTGAGGATGAATGTACTCTAACGGATGGTTCTGATTTGAATCTGTTGGATACGTTCAAGCTTTGGGCTGAACAAGTGTTTTGCTGGTGCTATTTTGTTGAGCGCTCTGTCTACGAGCCAAACGAAGATGGTCATGGAGGCCATTGGGTTAAGAAGATTCGCAAGAAGCGACTGACCAACAAGCAGTATCTAATTGTTGCTCGAGGTGCTGCGAAGTCTATGTACGGTTCCACCATTCAGAATTTCTTCTTGAATGTTGACACCGATACAACGCATCAAATCACAACAGCGCCAACTATGAAGCAAGCCGAAGAAGTTCTTTCTCCAATCAGAACGGCAATTGCTCGAGCTCGAGGTCCTCTGTTTAGGTTTCTGACTGAGGGTTCTCTTCAGAACACGACGGGTAGTAAGGCCAACCGTCAGAAGTTAGCGTCTACAAAGAAAGGTATCGAGAACTTTCTTACCGGTTCTCTGCTTGAAGCTCGTCCAATGTCTATCGATAAGCTTCAGGGACTTCGTCCAAAGGTGTCTACAGTCGACGAATGGCTTTCTGGCGATACTCGAGAAGACGTTATCGGAGCTTTGGAGCAGGGCGCCTCTAAAATGGACGACTATCTCATCGTCGCTATGTCTTCCGAAGGCACTGTTCGAAACGGTGCTGGTGATACTATCAAAATGGAATTAATGAAGATACTCAAAGGCGAGTATGTTAATCCTCATGTATCCATTTGGTATTATCGTTTAGACAATGTCGAAGAAGTTGCGAATCCAGATATGTGGATTAAGGCGCAACCGAACATTGGACTTACAGTAAGTTATGAAACTTATCAGCTTGATGTTGACAGAGCTGAGAAAGCCCCGGCTGCTCGTAACGATATTCTTGCTAAGCGCTTTGGAATTCCTATGGAAGGATACACGTATTTCTTCCGTTACGAAGAGACCATTCCACATTCAAGGCAAGACTATTGGGGCATGCCATGCGCTCTCGGGGCAGACCTTTCTCAGGGCGATGACTTCTGTGCGTTTACTTTTATGTTTCCTCTACCTGGTGGCTTCGGGGTCAAAACCCGTTGCTATATTACCTCTCGTACTCTCGACCGTCTCCCTGGTGCTATGCGGCTTAAGTACGATGAATTTCTCCAAGAGGGTTCGTTGGTTGTTCTGGATGGTACTATTCTTGATATGATGGAAGTCTACGAGGATTTGGATCACTTTATCATTCAGTCGGATTACGACATCAGGTCGTTTGGTTTCGATCCTTACAATGCAAAGCAATTTGTAGATAGGTGGGAATCTGAGAACGGTCCGTATGGTATTACAAAAGTTATTCAGGGCGCCAAGACAGAGTCGGTTCCTCTTGGAGAGTTGAAGAAGCTGGCGGAAGACAGAGTTCTTATGTTTGACGAACAGCTCATGATGTTCTGTATGGGAAATGCCATTGTAATTGAGGATACCAATGGCAATCGAAAGTTACTAAAAACCCGTTATGACCAGAAGATTGATTCGGTGTCAGCATTGATGGACGCGTATGTCAGTTGGTCTGTGAATAGAGAGTTGTTTGACTGATGAATCATGGTATGTACATAGCCCATCACGGTATAAAAGGTATGCGATGGGGCGTTCGACGCTATCAGAATCAGGATGGTTCGTTGACGCCTGAAGGACGACTTCATTATCTCGGTGAAACCTCAGAGCCTCGTAAGAATCAAACGGTATTCGTTTCCGGATCGTCAAAAACACAAGACAAAGAATCCGGATATTATCGCAAAAAGCTTCCCTCAAGTGTTCGATATGAGCTTAAAGAGCATATGAAAGCTGGCGACAAAATCATCGTCGGAGATGCTCCAGGAATCGATCGTCAAACACAAGACTATCTTGCTAAAAAGGGGTATAAAAACGTAGAGGTTTTTAGCCCCGGAAAAAGCGGTGCAAGATATTTGGCCGATCAAGGTTGGAAACAAACAAATGTTGATGTTCCGGGAGCTGAGATTGGTTCTAAAGAGTGGCTTGCTGCAAAAGACTTTGTTATGTCAAAAATGGCTGATGTTGGAATTGCAGTGACTATCGAAGGCGGGGCTAAGGCTACTCGTAAAAATGTCGACCGTCTTGTGGAGGCGAACAAGGAAGTTAGCGTTTATGAAATCGGCAGAGACCGAGGTCTATTAAGTCGTATTTTTGAACCTAATGATAAAGCCACGACATTCATTAACGGTAAAGAAGTGTCTGTTGATTATTACGACGGGTATTGGGTTAATGACCCAAATAATGTTTTTGGAAATGTTCCAGAACATGAATATGGGACTAGAACTCGCGAGATAGCCGCGTCGAAAATTGCTAAAGAATCTCGAAGGGCTGACCGAAATAGAAAGTTGTTTGACTGATGAATGAGTTATATCATTGGGGTATTAAAGGCCAACGCTGGGGAGTTCGTCGCTACCAGAATCCTGATGGGACTTTGACCATCGAGGGAAAGCGTCGATGCAACATTAACACGAAGACTCGTACTGTAGAAACCGTCGACCCATCAGACACCTATGCTAAACCACGAAGTAAAGAAAATCCGTATTCCGCGCGTCGAACTGTAAAAATTCACGAGGCCCGTGAACGAGTTGGACAGGCGGCCAGAGCGAAAGTAGCTGCCGATGAGGGCGGAGATGCTCGTACTCAGCGTAGGATGCAGCGCAGTCTGAACACTGCTACCGATAGATACTTAAAAGCGACAAAAGACCCTAACCGTAGAACCATGAATTCCTACGCGTATCTTGCTGGTGGTTTGTCTTTGGTGCTAACTCAGGGAGGGCGCGCCGCTGTTAAAAGTTATACGAATCGGCACAAAGAAGTTCAGCAGCGAGCAGTAATGGAAGCCAAGGCAGAGCGCGAACGAGGATATGAGTGGACTAAGCAGTTTATTAGCAACTACGCGGATGGCGCTATGGCTAAACGGCCCGATAGGTATTAGCTTTAGAGGAGGTGACATATGCCAAATCCGACAATTCGAGAACGATTTAGCAAGGCGTGGAATGCGTTTGTTGCTAAAGATAAGCGAGGCGATGCGGAGTATATCACCTCTCCAACTATGGGGTATACAACAACTTATCGAGAAGATAAGACTCGTCTGCGAATTGGCTCAGAACGAACTATTATTGCATCCGTTTACAATCGAATCGCGGTTGATGTTGCAGCAATTAATTTGCAGCATTGTCGCGTCGATCAAAATGGAAAGTATCTGGAACCAATAGATTCAGAACTAAATCAATGTCTTCGTTTATCGGCAAACATCGACCAGACCGCTCGAGAGTTTATGCGTGATGGCGTGCTTTCTCTACTTGATGAAGGCACTGTAGCTGTTGTTCCTGTGGACACAACCACTAATATTACCACGAATAATTCTTATGACATCCTATCGGTACGAGTCGGTAGGATTACGCAGTGGTATCCGGAGCATGTAAGGGTTGAGGTATACAACGATAGGACTGGTCGGCGTGAAGAGCTCACCCTTCCGAAGTCTGTCGTGGCTATCGTAGAAAATCCTTTCTATGAAGTTATGAATAAGCCTAATTCAACCCTACACCGTCTTCGTAATAAGTTAGCCTTATTGGATGCAACAGACGATAAGCAGAATTCTGACAAACTTAACTTGATTATTCAGATGCCTTATGGGCTTAAAGGTAAGAATCGAGAGGACAGGGCTAAAGATCGCATCAAGGACATAGAGATGCAGCTAGTTGATTCTCGATACGGAATTGCTTATCTGGATGCAACCGAAAAGATTGTTCAGCTTGGCCATCCGATAGAGAATAAACTTCTTGAGCAGATTGAGTACCTAACAGATACTCTTTATGCGCAGATAGGAATGACCCCGTCGGTATTTGATGGCACTGCAAGTGAACAGGAAATGCTGCAGTACTATAACAGGACTCTCGAACCAATTCTTGCGGCATTTGTGGATGAGTTTAATCGTAAGTTCTTAACTCGTACCGCTCGTTCGCAGGGACAAGCCATTAGCTACTTCAGAGATCCGTTCCGTCTTGCGCCGGTTGATACGCTCGCTGCAATTGCAGACAGCTTTACACAGAACGAGATTGTCAGTTCTAACGAATTCCGAGCCGTTCTCGGATTCCAACCTGTTAATGATTCACGAGCCGATGCTCTTCTTAATAAGAACATTAACCCTATTGCCGACGATCCTAACGCTACTGTTCCTATGGCAGAAGGTATTGATTCTCAGAATTCTACTGAATTGGACGTGGAATCGTTAAGCATTGAAGAAGCTCAAGAGTATCTTCGTCAGTTGGAGGAACTAGAAAAGGAACTTGGTGGTGTGAATGGCCAATGATTTTCTAGCTCACGAAGTAAAATATAGTCCACTAAAAAAGTCGAAGAAATACAAGACTACCGGGAGTATTGTCGGTCGTCGAAACGCAGCATCAAGAACCACGACCACAAATGATGACGGAAAAGCGGTTCCTCGTTATAAGTACGGGAGTTATGCTTCACCCTACTACGATCCAGTAGCGCGTCACGAACGCTATATGAAAGAACGCTCTTCTTTGGGAATAGGTAAGGGATTGTCCTTATCTTCAGGAAAGAGTTCCGGAAAGGGTTCTGGAAAAGGAAAAGGAAAAGGCGGTAAGGGTTCTGGATCTGGAAAAGGCGGTAAGGGTACTGGATCTGGAAAAGGCGGTCTGGCTAATCTTTCAGAAGAAGTAAAAAAGCTTCGAGAAGAGAGTAGCCTCAATACTGAAGCTCAACGTGAGGCAACTCAGAGAAAAATCGCTGATCTAAAAGATGAAATAAAACGCCATCTCGAATCTCTAGGGGCTAAGAGCGAAGAACAACTCGAAGGCGTTAATGCTGCGGAGATAAAAGGTAAAATTCAATCTATTCGAGCGAAGATTGAGCAAGAAGGTGGAGACCTTCAAAAGTGGATTTCTACAGAGAAGGACGCTTTGGAACGAAGAATCGCAGCACTTTATAGCGCTCATGGTAAGGAATACAAAGTCCGTACCCAAGAAGATAAACAGAATTCGTCGACGGCGAGAGACACAGAGGTGAAGTCGAGAGCGGATTCTATTTATAAACGTAAATCGTAGGTAGGAGAAGTTATGGGTTATGATTTTAGTGGCTATGCCACAAAGAATGACCTGACTTGCGGAGACGGTCGTATCATCCGCAAGGACGCGTTCAAGGATTGCGATGGTAAGACTGTACCGCTGGTGTGGCACCACATCCATAATGATCCTATGAACGTTTTAGGTCATGCAGACCTTGAGAATCGTGACGACGGTGTGTATGCATACTGCTCGTTCAACGATACTCCTCAGGGTCAAAATGCGAAGACTTTAGTGCAGCATGGTGACGTCACTTCGATGTCTATCTATGCTAATAGGCTAAAGCAGCAAGGCAACAACGTCCTCCACGGTATGATTCGCGAGGTCAGCCTTGTTCTTGCTGGTGCTAATCCTGGAGCGGTTATCGACCCGCTTAGCATTCAGCATGATGATGGCTTCGAAACCGAATTAGAAGACGAGGCTATCATTTATACTGGCGAGCTTATCCATAGTGATTATGACGCCGACGAAGACATGGCTCATGCCGATTCAGAAGATGACGACAAGGAGGACGACGTGGCCGGTAAGAATAAGACTGTTCAGGATGTTATTGACTCGATGTCCGAGGAGCAGCAGAATGTAATGTACTATCTGCTCGGTGAGGCTATTAAGGACGCCGTCGCCGCAGGAGATGATGACGATGAGGATGCCGCCGAGCATTCCGACAACGAAGGAGACAGCATGCATCACAATGTATTTGACCAGACCGACGACGGCACCGAGACCCTGTCTCACGACGCAATGAATGAGATTCTCGCTGAGGCTCCTCGTGTCGGTAACCTTAAGGACGCGTTCCTTGAGCATGGTATTGAGAACCTCGAGATTCTCTTCCCCGAGGCTCGTGCTATCGAGAACACCCCGACTTGGATTAAGCGTGAGACTGGCTGGGTCAGCGCTTGGTGGGGCGCTCTGAAGAAGACCCCGTTCAGCCGTATCAAGTCTCGTACGGCTAACATCACCGAGTACGAGGCCCGTGCTCGTGGCTACATCAAGGGCAACCAGAAGATTGAAGAGTTCTTCTCTCTGGCGGCTCGTACCACCACGCCGACCACTGTGTACAAGCTTCAGAAGCTTGACCGCGACGACATCATCGACATTGTCGACATGGACGTTGTTGCTTGGATGAAGTCCGAGATGCGCATGATGCTTGAGGAGGAGCTTGCTGTGGCGACCCTCATCGGTGACGGCCGTCCCGCGAACGACGTCTCCAAGATTAACGAGCAGAACATTCGTCCTATCTACCATGACGACGACCTCTACTGCATCCACAAGCTGGTCACCATTCCGGCTTCCGCCACGTACGTTCAGATTGCCGATGCTCTCATCGAGGCCGCTCTGCTTTCTCGTAAGGACTACAAGGGCGCTGGTCAGCCTTGGTTCGTCACCACTAACGACGTTCTGACTCGCATGCTGCTGGCCAAGGATGAGATTGGTCATCGTCTGTACAAGACCGAGGCCGAGCTTGCTACCGCTCTGCGTGTCTCTCGAATCCTTGAGGTTCCGGTGCTCGAGGGTGCTACTCGCGTTGCTCAGGTTCCTGGCGAGACTGAGGGCTCCACGGTTAACGAGACCCGCACTCTGCTTGGTCTGATTGTTAACCCGAACGATTACGTGGTTGGTGCCGATAAGGGTGGTGCCGTCACGATGTTCGACGACTTCAATCTGGACTTCAACAAGTATGAGTACCTGATTGAGACCCGTTGCTCCGGCGCTCTGCAGGACCCGTACACCGCAATCGCTCTCGAGACCACGAGCACGCTGCCGTTCACTTTCGGTCCTCGCTCCGGTGACTTCAGCACCGCTACCAAGACCAAGGACGCGAAGGGTTGGCCTGAGGGTTACCCCGAGTATACCGCTCCGACCGCCGGTGGTAATGGCAATAGCTAATCCATCAAAATCGTAAGGAGATAGCGCATGGCTAAGTTTTATGGCATGATTGGTTTTGCCACTCAGGAAGAAACTTCGCCCGGTATTTGGGAAGACTCCATAATTGAGCGCCCTTACAAGGGTGACGTGTTGGCTAACGGTCGTCGATGGAATGAAGTCAATGACCAGACGAATGATAATTTCACAATCAGCAATACGTTTAGTGTAATTTCTGATGCATTCCTCTATCGTCATATTCCGGCCATGCGCTATATTACTTACATGGGCGCTAAGTTTAAGATAACGTCCGTTGATGTCGAACGACCTAGAGTTAAGATATCAGTTGGAGGTGTCTATGTCGCTAGCGAACCTTCGACTGGACTTGCATGATAAACTAGTCGCTGCGTTGGGCAGCAACAACGTTTATTATCAGCCTCCAGCCGATATTTCTATGTCCTATCCGTGCGTGGTCTATCATTTCGATGACGATGTGACGCTTCATGCAAACAATTCTCCGTATTGGAAGTATTATACGTTTACCGCAACGTTAATTACTAAAGATCCGCTCCCAAGGGAATTCCTGGATGTAATGTCCGATATGGAATATGCGAGTTTTGAGCGTCACTACACTGCGGATAATCTGCATCATTTCTCTTACAAGATTCATTTAAACGAAAGGATTCCAAATGGCTAAGTTAGTTTGGGATGCAATTGGCGAACATCGCTATGAGACTGGTGTCGACCATGGTGTTCTGTATCAGGTGACTTCTGCCGGCAAGTATTCTAATGGCGTTGCCTGGAATGGTCTTACCAACGTTTCTGAGTCGCCGTCTGGTGCCGAGGCTCAGAAGCAGTATGCCGATAACATGAACTATCTGACCCTGTACTCTGCCGAGGAGTTCGGTGCTACCGTTGAGGCCTTTACCTATCCCGACGAGTTCGAGCAGAATGACGGCTTCGTGACCCCCGTCAAGGGTATGCGACTTGGCCAGCAGCCTCGTAAGGGCTTCGGTCTTGTTTACCGTACCAAGATGGGCAATGACACCGAGGGCGAGGACTACGGCTACAAGCTGCATCTGATTTACGGCTGCCGTGCTGCGCCGTCTGAGCGTGGCTATGCTACCATCAACGACTCTCCCGAGGCCATCACGTTCTCTTGGGAGCTTAGCACGACTCCTGTTCAGGTTCCCGGCTTTGAGCCTACTTCGCAGGTGGTCATTCCTTCTACTGACTTTACCGAGCAGGCTGAGCAGACCAAGCTCGCGCTTCTTGAGGATGTTCTCTTCGGTACCGAGGGCCAGGGTCAGGCGCAGGGTACCGTGCCCACGCTGCCTCTTCCAGAGGTTGTTCAGAAGATTCTCGAGGGCACCATTACTAGCGTTGCTGACGCCATCGCAGCCTAATCAAAATGGTAAGTAATTGGCTCGGGTTGGCCGCCGAGGGGACATGCTGAATTAGGGCATAGCATGCTGTTGGTTGAGAGGGGAGAGCCAACTAACCGAACGCTCATTTCTGTGTGGGAGGCCTTGCAGAGCGCTCGGGACGTTATATAGGGCAGGGCTAGGGGTACTCGCGGAGGGTCGGGTACACCAAGATGGGGGCGTGGCGGAATGGCAGACGCAGGAGACTTAAAATCTCTCGACTTCGGTCATGAGGGTTCGAATCCCTCCGCCCCCACCTTTTGTTTAAATAGAGAAAGGATTTCACCATGATTAAGTGGCCTATTAAGTATACCGACTATGACGGCAATGAAATCGAAGAGGATTTCTACTTTAATCTCAACCGTGCAGAAGTTATGGACATGAACATCTCTGCTAACGGTGCTTACGGCGAGTACCTTACTCGTATGGTTGAGCAGCGAGATGGAAAGAGCATTGCCAAGACTTTCCGAGAGCTTATTCTCAAGGCCTATGGCGAAAAGTCTCCAGACGGTCGCCGCTTTATCAAGTCGGAAGAGATGTCTCGTGCGTTTGAGCAGACCGAGGCGTACTCTGAGTTATACATGCAGCTCGCTACCGATCCGGAGGCCGCAAAGAAGTTCATGGAGGGTATTCTTCCGAAGATGGGTAATGCCGACAGCAAGCCTGATATCGAGAAGCATATGAATGCTATTTAAGAGGTGATTGAGAGTGCTCCGGATAACAGTTCCAGCGCGAGAATTCTACGATGAGGCAAAAGAGGAATTCGTAGAGGTTAAAGAACAGACTCTTGTCATGGAGCACTCTCTTATTTCCATTTCTAAGTGGGAATCGAAGTGGAAGAAGCCGTATCTATCAGATAAATATGAAAAAACTCAGGAAGAGATACTGGATTATCTACGTTGCATGACTGTTCAGCCAACAAAAGTCGACCCACTTGTGTATGCTTCTTTGAGTAAGCAGAACGTAGATGAAATTAGTGCCTATATAAATGATCCGATGACGGCAACCACAATCACACGATTTAACAAAGCGGCTGGTCCTAAGCGGGAAACTCTTACCAGCGAGCTTATTTACTATTACATGATTGCTCAAAATATTCCAGTTGAATTTGAAAAGTGGCATATTAATCGTTTGATAACGTTAATAGAGGTTTGCGCAATTAAGAATGACCCGCATCCAAAGAAGATGAGTAGCTCGGCAATAATGAGGCAGAATCATGCTTTAAACAAGGCGCGCAGAGCCCGGTACGGAACTAAGGGGTAATTCATGCCTAAGATGGTTGAGGTTAAAGTATCCGGTGACTTTAAGAATACTAAAAACTTTTTAAAGGCCGTTCTGGAACGCCGTGCATTATATTCTGTTTTAGACGAGTATGGTGAAAGAGGCCTTAAACTTTTAGTAGAGAACACGCCAAAAAAGACAGGCGAAACCGCTGCTTCTTGGCGATATGAAAAGGTTGTTACTGGAAACGAAATCTCACTTGCTTGGTATAACTCTAAGTTGGGCGATGATAACAGAACGCCTGTTGTCATTCTCATCATCAATGGTCATGGTACACGAACCGGTGGCTATGTTCCACCAAACGATTTTATTAGTCCTATAATGGAGAACTTGTTGCAGGAAGCTGCTGACGCCGTATGGAAGGTGGTGACGTCCTTATGAGCAGTGTTGACGAACGAATAGTTTCAATGAAATTCGAGAATTCGGGGTTTGAAGCCGGAGCGACTAAAGTCCTCGATACTCTCGAAAAATTGGATGACGCTCTTAAGTTAGACGGTGCTGTAGCCGGATTGGACACTTTAAAGAATTCAATGTCCAATCTTCGAATGGACGGTGTCGCGGCTGGTGTTGATACAGCAACTCGAGGGTTCTCTGTTTTAGGAGAAATAGGAATTGGCGCCCTTCGAAAAATAGGCGAAGAGGCTGTTACTCTTGGTCAGCGTCTCTTAACCAATCTTGGAAGTCGATTGACTAAGGGCGCTAGAGATGGCTTCGGCGAGTATCAAAATCAGATGAATTCGCTGCAAACTATTAGTGCAAACTCTGGCGAAGAGATGTCGGTCATTAAGGACCGATTGGATGAATTGAACGAATACGCGGACAAGACCATTTATTCGTTCTCCGAAATGACTGCTAATATTGGTCGATTTACCGCAGCAGGTTTGGATGTTACAACTTCGACAAACGCCATCAAGGGCTTTGCTAATATGGCTGCTCTTGCTGGTGCAGGTTCGCAAGAAACATCTCGAGGTATGTATCAGTTAAGCCAAGCAATGGCTTCTGGCGTTGTCAAGTTACAAGACTGGAAGTCGATTCAGAATGCGTCCATTGATACTGCGGCGTTTAAGGATATTCTTATTGAAACCGCGCGAGCAATGGATTCTACGGAGACTAGTGTCGACGCTGCTATTGAAAAGCAAGGCAGTTTTAACGGCTCCTTGCAAGAAGGATGGCTTACCGCTGACGTTATGTCTCAGGCGCTTCAAGTTGCCACAATGAGCACTCGAGATTTTGCTGATGAAGAAGCTGGTATGCAGCAACGTCTCAAAGAGCTTTCCGACATGGGATATAGCGAAGATGTGGCTAGAAAACTTATCGGAATTGCTAATGCGGCGGACGATTCTGCTCGAGAAGTCCGAACATTTAAGCAATTAACCGATACTGTTGAAGAGGCCATTGGTTCTGGATGGGCAAAAACGTGGGAGCTTCTTATTGGCGATTTCGAAGAAGCCACTGTACTATTTACTACTATAAGCAAGAAGTTTGACGAGCTTGTCGGGGCTTCGGCGGATGCGCGAAACAACCTTTTGAAAGATTGGAAGGACGCCGGAGGACGAGACTCTTTAATTGGAAGTTTTGCCAACATTGTTCAGGCAATCGCTAATATTATTCGTCCGATTAAGGACGCGTTTACTGATGTGTTCTCAGTCTCTGGTGAAGCGCTGGCTATCGCTACAGAAAACTTTGCGCTATTTACGGAGAAATTGGTTGCCGGCGGCGATACAATGAACCGAATAAATGCGGTATTCCACGCTGCGTTTATGATCGTTCATGAACTCGTTGGAATTTTAGTAACTGCCGGCCGATTCGTTGGCGGATTCGTCTCGCTTTTTGCGCACGGATTCTCCAGCCTTAATTCGGCGGTTTTACCGGCTGCGTCAGGAATTTTAGATTACATAGCAGATCTGTTGAACGGATTTCATTCGAAGATTAGCACAGCATTGGACGCATTCGATTTGGTTGTTGATCGAATCAAAAACTTCAAAGACTTGAAGAAAACGATAGATGTTACCAAAGAAGAATGGTTTGAAGCGGCGACTAGTCCTTTGTGGGCTTTTGCTAGGATGGGCGAAAGCGTTCATAGTATTATTATAGACCTTGCGAATGTTCTTAAGACCGGGGTCATATATGCAATTGATCTTGGTAGAACGATATGGACGATTCTAATTCCGTTAAGGTCTTTAGTTGCGTTTTTAGGATCTGTTATTATATTTAAGGTTCTTCCGGCTGCCTTCGAGGCTGTTGCAGGGGCTATTTCTATTGCTGCCGACGCACTTATTGGATGGTGGAATATACTTCGTCGAGCCATGCGTCCAATTAGGCGAATTTTCAAGGAAGCCTACACTACAATTGCAAATTTCTTTACCGCTATTTATGAGGTTTTCCTAGAGAGCGATATTTTTAAGATTATCTCTTCGTGGTATGATGGAATTACCGGATTCTTCTCGAAATTGCTTTCAAGCATTGGTTTTAGCGGAGAAATTTTCGGTCATGGGATTGATTGGTATTTCATCCATCCGTTTAAGGTTCTAAAAGACACGCTTGTCGATTTTAACAAGAACCACAACGTTCAGACGTTCAAGGACTGGATAAAGAACATTACTAATGTGGTCGGCGGCCCGTTTACTTTAGCATTTCGTGGCGCTAATTGGATTTTAGAGAAGCTATCTTGGCTTGTAACTGGGCCGTTGGCTGATGGTTTCCGAATCATTACAAACTGGTTCTCTGGTCTTAACATAAAGAACCCGTTTGAGGGTTTATTTGAGTGGTTTTCGAGTTTGGACATCGGTGGTTTCTTAGGAGGATTGAATATTCCTAATCCTTTTGAGGGTTTAGTCAATTGGTTTAAGGAATTGGACATTCCAGGATTCTTCTCCGGCATTGAACTTCCGTCATTCTTATCGGATTGGGTCGGAACTTTAGCAACCAAGTTTGACGAGCTCACAGGGAAATCAAAATCAGCAGCTGATGAAGTTCAAAAGTTCAAAGACGAAGTGTCCAAAAAGAATACCGGTAAAAAGGGTGGCCTCGCTAAAATGCTTGACACCCTTAGTGATGCATTTGGTAAATTAAAGAAATACTTTTCGGATCTTCGCGGCTCAGGCAAAAACTTCACGCAGATGATCCAGACGATTTTTATCGATGCATATAATACCATGCGTAGATGGCTTAATAACATAGCCAACTCTGGAACCGGTTTTGGTAGCACAATTGCCTCGGCATTTAGCTTTGTTTTAGACAGCATCGAGAAAATTCCAAACGCCTTAAAGAATCTGTTTAGTCGAGCAGAAACTGAAGCTAAAAACGGCGCTACAAAGTTTGCTAATTCAGGCAAAGAAGTCAAAGATAGCGCAAAAGGATTCTTATCCGGCATCTTTGATAACATTCCTAAACTAGACGATATTACCGGCGGTGTTAGCGGCTTCTTTGGAGGAATTGTCGACTCAATCACCGATGGCTTTGCCAATTTGCTTACTGGCGGAAATGGTGGTTGGCTTAAGGGAAGTCTTGCTGGATTATTCGACTTCTCGGATGTCAAGATTGTGCTTCCCGACTTAGCAACCCCGGTTGGAGAATTCGTCGATAAGTTCTCGGACATTTTGGACAGGTTCCCTACAAAGAAAATTGACGATATTGTAACCAATGTTTCTGGTTGGGCTAAGACTGGTGGTCAGCTCTGGCTGTTCTGGAATGGCAATAAATGGCTTCGCTCGTTGGCAAACTTCAACAATGGTCTTGGCAAAGAGGGTAAAGGTATAGGAACGTTCTTTGAGGAACTTCCTGACGCTGTTACAGGCGGTTTGAAGGGGCTCGGAAAAGCCTTCGGCGAAGGTCTTGGCGGACAGTTTAAGGCCGGCATGGACAGCTTGTCCACCGGAATGAAAGAATTCGGCAAGTCGTTTACTCCATTCAAGCAATCCAAGGCAAAGTCCTTCTTACAAATAGCAGAAGGTATTGCCGTTCTTGTCGGTGCATTATGGTTAATGGCTCAGATACCTGCGGATGACCTGACTCGAGTAGCGGAAGCAATGCTTAAATTCGGTCTTGTGGCTGGAGCGCTGATATTATTTGCTTCTTGGCTAGCCACGATGGCAAAGTTGGACTTGAAGGGAGTCGGCTTCGCTTTAGGCGGTTTAGGCATTGGTCTTGTTGGAATGGCCGCGGCGATATGGATATTTACTCAAGCTAGCAAGGATAGCAATTTCGTCGTCGGAATGAATAACTTTAAGCTTGTTCTTGAGCTTCTTGTTGGTGCGATGGCGATTTTGCTTGTTCTCTCAAGTGGTTCTAATTTGGCAGGTGTCGCAGCTACTTTGTTGGGAATGGTCGCCGCTATAACATTAGCTATTGTTCCAATAATGCTGTTATCGCTTATTCCAGACAATTTGTTCGAAAAGGGTGCTTTTAGGCTTGCCGCTTTGGGCACCTTTTTTACCGGAGTTGCAGGATTTCTGTCGGTTATTGCTGAAAGTGGTACTCAAGCTTTATTGGCGACCCTTGCTCTAATTCCTCTGATTGCTGCTATAACTCTTTCGATTGTACCGCTTGTTATAACTGCAGCAATCCCAGACGATTTATTTGATAAGGGTGCGTTTAGGATTGGCGCTTTAGGCACATTCTTCACAGGAATAGCATCGTTTTTGTCAATTGTTGCGAAAAATGGAGTTCAAGCAGTTCTTGCTACCATGGCCTTAATTCCTATGGTTGCAGCCATAACATTGGCCACAATACCAATAATGATTCTCGGCGCAATACCGCACAATAAGGTTATTCAAGGTATAGACGCTATTACGGACATATCTATATTATTTGGCTTCATTATAGGTTTCTTTACTCTTGTTTCCACAAACATTGTTTCGATGGTTTTGGGCGCGGTCGGTTTAACGTTAATGATGGTCCCGATAGCAGCTATGACAGCAATCATTACCGCGTTGTCATTCATAGCGAGAGTTAATATGTCTGGCATAAAGCAGGCCATTGAGACGATGGAGTATGTTGTGGCAGGTCTGGCCGGAATGGCTTTGATTGGTATGTACGGCGGCGGTGGGTTGCTTGTATTAGCTCTTGGTATTGCGGCAATTTCGGCGGCGTTTGCCTTGCTTGCTGGAGTTTTCGGAGCTATTGACTTTAATTCAATGGTTGATAGTTTTTCTACGTTTGTAACTGGCGTTGGGGACGTTGCTCATAATGCAATAGAAGGCTTTATCGGTGTTATGGCGCAAGCCCCATTCATGTTTTTGGAAGCGGCTGTTGATGCTGCGTCTGGCTTTTTACAAGGATTACGCGATCGTTTTCAGAGTCATTCCCCGTCTAAAGCGACAGAGGAAATCGGAGAAGACGCCATTCAAGGTTTTGTTAATGGCATCGCAAACTGGATAAGCAAGATGTTCGAAAGCGGCGAGGATTCTGGCTCGTCGTTCTTAGAAGGAATCGACGTCGCGGATCTTGCCGGCAATCTCGGCACAAAAGCGCAAGAAGGGCTTACCGCATTCCTTGACGGAATTGATACCGATGCTCTTGCCCAAAAGGGCGGCGATATGATTGCCGGACTCCTAAAAGGTATTGGCGATGATTTAGCTAATAAGATGAAGACGAAAGCGTCCGAGGTATTCCACTTCTTTGTCGATCCGATTAAGGAGTTCTTCGGAATTAATTCTCCGTCTACGTATATGCAGAACGAAATTGGCATGAACCTTATCCAAGGCTTGGTTAACGGACTTAGCTTCTTAGATGGTCTTCGCAGTAAGGTTTCTGAAATTGGCGGAATCATAACCGGTGGTTTAGCCAATCTGCCCGGTTTATTTGGTCTCAAGGGAACCGAATCCGTCGACACTTTATCCGCAAGCTTAAACAATGCTTCTGGGTCTGTCGGCACGGCTTCTGTGAATCTTGGAATTCAGGCCGCTTCTGGTCTTCTCGATTTTGCGTTACAGGTCGGGAACAAGGGCTCAGAAGGTGCCGATTCCTTTGTAAAGGGAATTAGTACGAAGACCGGAGTTGCCAAGAATGAGGCAACAAAGATGTCGTTAGCCATCCTCACCGAAGCGACGGCACTTAAGCCAAAGATGCGTACTAAGGCCAACGAGGCTATGAACGCATTCTGTTCTGGCATTAGTGCTGCTGCGGGTAGGGCACGTTCGGCATCTGCTTCTGTAATGAATGCCGCTGCTTCTGGTATTGGTTCTCTGTGGGGTCGATTCTACAACACAGGTAAGAACGCTGCAGATGGTCTTGCGGCTGGTATCTACGCTGGCTTAGGTGCCGCTAGGGCCGCTGCTGACCGATTGATGGCAGAAGCCGAAAAGGCGGCCAATGCGAGGGCCAAGATTAAATCACCTTCTCGAGTGTTTATGGGAATTGGCGAGTATCTAGGCGAGGGTCTTGCTATAGGTATGGGCAATACAAGAGCTGAAGTCTCTAGGGCCAGTAGCGACTTAGCAGGAACCACTTTCGATTCGTTTAGGTCTAGCTTATCCACGATGTCTGTTGGCCTGGATGACTTACTGGATACCGATTACAATCCTGTAATCACTCCGGTTATCGATTCCACAGAGTTCGATTCGAGCATTGGGCGTTTGACTACTCGTATGAACGCTCTTGCTCCTACCGACTTATCTATTGGTACAGTTAATTACAATCAGGAATTCGCGTCAAAACTATCGGATTACGCGAACACTAATCGAAAGGCAATTGAGGCAGTGGCTAACAACGCTATCGACTATGATATTCTTGGTGCTTCTGTCGCAAATGCTCTGATTCGTTCTGGCGTTCGTGTTCAAATGGATAGTGGGGAATTTGTCGGATATTTGGCTGGCGAAATTAGCGACGTTCGACGTATGTATATGTAAGGAGTTGATATGGCTGCGCTTGTTGAAGGCACTTATGCCATCATATCTGTTCGGTCTAGCAAAGCTGTTGATGTTTCAGGTGCGTCGGACAAGAGTGGCGCGAATGTTATTCAGTGGAATCACACAAACGGCGATGCCCAGATTTGGAATTGCATTATTCCTGATGAAACTGAGCCAACCCTATGGCAGATGATGTGCTCGCTTAGTGGAAAGGTCTTAGCTGCTTCTGATGCAGCCCCTAAGCAAAATACAAATGTTTGCCAAAAGGATGATACCGATACTATTAATTCGCAGCGGTGGATTCTTGAGGATTTGAACAAAACTCATACGTACAAAGGAACGGCGTACGAAGTTTATGCGATGCATCCTGCTGGAAACACAAGTCTTGCTATGGATGTGGCCGGAGCGTCCACCGACCCAGGAACAAACATTCTTCTTTGGGGATACAACTCGTCAAGCACGAATCAACAATGGATATTTGTCCCAGTTCCGGCTTTCACAGAAACACTTCAAGACGAAACCCATAATGTGCTTGGTACATATAAGATTGGTCTAGTTGCTGACACTAGCAAACGCGTTGATATTGAAGCTGCTGCTCAAAAGAATGGTGCTCAGGCTCTTGTCTGGACTGCCAACGATGTAGATAACCAGATATTTGCGATTGAGAGAGACGACCAAAGCGGCTGCGTGCGTTTCGTGGCTGCCCATTCTGGTCGCGCTCTTGATATTGCGGCACAGGCTGCTTCTGATTCTGCTCCGGTTGTTCAGTGGACTCGAAAAGAGATGAGCGCCTCTGATATAGCCAAGCAATTCTGGTATCCATTCAGTCTAAACAAAACTGTCACCTATAACGGTCAGAAGTATCCTATCTACGTACTTCGTTCGCAGAGTGCTCAGAATTATGTAATGGACTGCCTTGGTGGTAAAGTCCAAAACATGACAAAGATTGGTGTATGGCCGTACAACGGTGCCCAAAACCAGCAGTTCTTCTTTATGAAAACTGAGCGGAATCTCAATGATATTGACATGCCCGGTCCGATTGACCAAACAACGTTTGAAAGAACTGGCAATGGCGATGTTCTTGTGACTGGTCTTACGTTCCAATCGAGTCGACAGCACTTCCAAGCTAGATATCGTGTCGATAAGTTTAGGAAAAATCGTACCGATAAAAGACAGGTTCGTGGATGGACAAGCGTAAAACTATGGAAGGGCGTTATTACACCAGAAGAAGAACCGGACGAAGCTCAGAGGGCCAAGAAGACTGAACTTCTAAGATATTCCACTTCACGAGAAGGTTGGGGAGACGCTTGGTCGGCAACGTTCGATTTCGATGGACAGAACAACGGCGGTATTGTCCAGATGCCATTTGAAGAGTCGTATGAGCTCGATAACGAGTGGCAGTCCATGGAAATCACCTTTGAAATCCGCGCATATGAACCAGCCTATCCAGACACACGCGCTGGTAATGTCAACCAAATTTATTACAAAGCTCATGGTCCGATTCGTTCCACGGTCGTTAAAGTCATTCAGCGTCCTACGGTAAACGTCACTAGTATGAAGCTGTTTATTGACAACTCAAAGAATGCTCTTGGCGTAACTACGACAGTTGCCGACTCGCTGGGGAACGGATGCGAACGACTCAGGGCTCGAATTGTTGATGCTGATGGAGAACCAATTACCGAGTGGGTTAGCGACTCGTCTCTGACCATTAATCACATCGCGAATGAAACTCTTAGGCGTCTTCCTCGTGCTGGAGAAACTGTCTACTACGAGTATAGCATGCTTACTCCTGATGGAGCGGCTGTAACTGGTAGCCAAGCGGTTGAATTTAACATGGGGGATTCTCAAGAGGTGCCGACGATTGAAACCAGCATCACTTACCTCGAAGATGACTCTTGCACAGCGAAGGTCTTTGCTACTTCTTGTACCGCAGAATATTGTCTGATGGCAATTCCTGACTCAGATGGAACAATGTTGGTTCATTGCTCTGAAATTGCTACAGACGAAGAGCACCCGGGCAAGCGTGCGTGGAAGGTTGTTCCTCCTATCAATACTGATGTGTCTATCATCATAATGGGAAGTAACGACTTAGCTAACTGGGGCATCGGGACTGTAAATTGTCGAATTGACTCGCATCTTTTCATTTGGAATTGGACTGAAGGCGTGTCTTCGGACCCGTACGATTCGTTCGCGTCAATTATCATCAACACTGATGCTCCTCCTCAGCAAACTCGTAAATACACCACTTCGATTAACTTCAATTCGCCTTCTGGACGAGTCAATCCTGTGGCATTCTCGGACATTAACATGACCACTGATTTGTCAATCGAGGGTGTTGCTCTTGACGAGGGCGTGGACTATGTCGGTCCGTCATCCTTGCCGAACCATACGTCGATTAGATACATTAAACAGCTCATTCGACTAAGTGGCAAGGGAATTCATCCTATTTACCGAACTCCTTATGGAGATTGGCATTATGTTGGCATAGAAAGTGTCGACATTACAAAGAAAGAAATGCTGCTCTGTTCGGCGGCAATAACTCAGCGTGCCGTGGAGGACTAACATGGATTGGAAGAACACCGGATACCCGTATGACATTGGCGTTAATGTCATTCATCAGACAAACGTTAACAACAAACTGGGCTCCCTGTCCGGTGTTCAAATCAACGGCATGACTATTACTGAAAACTACTACTCGGATAGTAGAGTTCAGGCAAAAGTTAAAACGGTGGTTAAGGAAGGGGAGGAGGATGGGTATATCGATAACGCTCGGTTGCGTATCATTCTCTCCATCCCTAGCCGCTCGTTCTTTGAAGAACTTATAACCGGCTACGTATCTGATGTGGACGAAACCCACGATAAGGGCTATGTTCAGCGCACATACACAGTCGAAGGAACTATTTGGGGACTGCTAGAACACCCTATGGGCGACCCTGTGGTGATTGCACCCGGAGCTGGCTTGTTGGATGTATGGGAAAATCTCATGATGTTCCAGACAAAGATGCAGTATTCTACAGACGGAGCACAAGACCATTCGTTTGCTAATACTGTTCTTTACGAACCCGGAACGAAACTCAGCACTATTTTGTTTGAGATTTCTAGTGGCTATGACCGAATGGACGTAAACGGGCATGGGGTTGTTACTCTGAAGAAGTACACAGCTCCTTCTAGGATGACTCCAATGCGGACTATCGATTACAATGACATCCGCGGCTTGGCCATGACGCCGCTCACTAAGAATTCATCAAAATACGAAGCTCCGGGACGAGCAGTAACCACTGCAACTGTCTCTCGAGAAGAGAATGGACAGACAAAGCAAGAGGTTATTGCTGGTTATTACGACGCTCCCTCAACTCATCCGACATCCATAGGTGTTCGTGGATATTTAAGAGGTCGAGTTGATTCGTACAACGGCGCGATTGAAAAGCCTACTAAGCAAGACTTAGCAGCAGAATCTCAAAAGAACTGGACTAACAATCAGGACAAGGGTATTGAGTGGACTGGCTCGACGGTATTTGCCGACTATCATGCTGGAGAAGTCTGCAACTTAATATTGCCCATGGGCATGGACTATCTTACTCAGAGAAAAGCCTCCATTGTTAAAGTTCTTGTGAGTCAAGTAACTACAAATCTCGACACAATGGTTCAGGACCTAACTCTTAAGGAGGTGTAGGTGCATTGCAAAAGCAAAAAGCACTGCAAATTCTTGCTGGCTTAAACGGCCAAAGCGAACAGCAGGCAAGCGCTCCTACGAATGTTCACATTATTTCTGGAGAAACCGGGGCTGCCTCCGAGGATGGCAAGGTTCCTGTCCGAATCGATGGACTGGTGTTCGGACCGGATGACAGCCAGTATGTCGAGATGGATACGCTTGGTGGTCTTGAAGAGGGCGAAACTACGTCCGTTCTGCTAACAGGAGAACCGGGGCATAGCATGGTTCCTCTTGCTATCGGCACCCCAGGTGGTGTTGACCGAGCAGGAAAGACTGCCAAGGATTACTTAACCGAATATACCATCGAATCTAATAAGAAGGGGTTGTTCGTACATCGAAAGACGGACGACCTTGGTTCGGAAAATGGTGTAAAGATTGACGAAGATGTCAATATTGTTCGAAATGGCAAAAGTATGGCTGAGTACGGAGAAGAGACACGTATTGGTCCTGAGAATGAACGCCACATATTAATCACCCCTGAGGAATTTCAGTTTAAAGACGGGGATAATATTAGGGCCATATTGGTTGCTCCAACCAGCGGCGTAGAAGACATCATGCTTCAGCTTAACGCAGGTCCTAAGGGCGATGACGGTTACGCGACAGATTATATTCTTCGGCACGGGGGTCAATATAGCAGCGCTGACCAAGTTGGGTCGTCGTATATTATGGCTATGTATGCTGACGAAACTGTCAAGGATGCAGGCGTATATGCATTAGCAAGCCCTTACATCGCTCAGGTCCAGCTGATTGGCGAGGAAATAAGCGCGTCGTTAGGGGCGTCCATTTACAACGCCTCTATGGATAACCTTGGTTTCCTTCTTTCAGCTCGTATCTTACTTGCAGGAGGAGATATTACCATTCCTGCTAATGGAGGAAACCAAGCGACGTGGCCTTGGCAAGGTCCCGTTATTGCAGGAGCTGGTGGACAAACTGCGGCAAGCTTCCCCGATACGAACTACGTGGTCTCCATTGGAAAGTCGGGTAACGCGGTTGTTCCGGGTTTCAACAAGGTTGACTTCATGGTCATTGGGAAGACGACCGATAACGTAACGGTCTATGGATGGAATAGCAACTCTTACTCCGTGACACTGCATGTCACATGCATCGGCTTCAATAGTCGTTACGGCACGAGGACGTAATAAAATGCTTACATACCTTTATATTTTCATTCTAGGTCTTATCTGTGTTCCAGCTGGTTGGGCTGTATGGCTTCTAACCCAAAGTGCTATGCTATTTGCGGCGGTTTATCTCATTCTTGGCATTATATTTATCAGTTTGGTATATAGGGATTGAGGCAACACATGTACAAAGACCCTCTTTGGCCTGATTTGGTTATCATGGGATGCGTTTCGTTGGGCGCATTCGCTATGGGCCTGCTGATTGCTTTGATTGTGTAGGTGATATTTATGGCATCGAAAGCCTTTGATACCCCAACGTATAACTTCCACATATCCGGTGCCGACTTTACCGGGTGTGATATTTACATTACGTTCAAGCAAGGCCGTAGTCGCGAATTGGTATTTGGTCCTGATGACTTCGATTACGTGACCCTCGATGCTGAAAATCAGATGGTGCATGTCGGATGTACCTTTACACAGGAGCAGTCATCGATATTTAAGGCCAACACAAACATTGAATTCCAGGTCACAGTTGTCGACCCGAACGACTTCCGAGTGACCAGTGATATTTATACAGCTCAGTTCGGTCGTCAGCTACGTCAAGAGGTGATTGACAATGCCTGATATTGACGTAAATGTTACACGTTTGCCTGAAGTTCTTAATATTACTTTCGACGATTATGTCGGTAGCGCATACAGTCCAACGGTCGTTATTACTGATATTTCAGGCGGTCATCACATCGCCATTACTCACAAGACTACTGAAGGAATTGTTACCTCCGAGTTTGACGTGATTGATGGCGTCGATGGATATTCTCCTTCTGTGTCTATTGAGAATGCTGAAGACGGACATACAGTCACCATCACTGATGCCACTGGTCCTCACTCATATTTCGTTCCTGACTGGACTGATGACGAAGAGGCTCGTGCTACTGCAGAATCGCAACGAGCGTCGGCTGAATTACTTCGAGTTCAGGCCGAACAGCAACGTGTATCTTCTGAGGAAACTCGTATCTCTAATGAAACTACTCGCAATAGTAATGAGCTCGCACGTTCTCAGGCGGAAACTTCTAGGGGTACTGCCGAGCAAAACCGAGTAATTGCCGAAACCGCTCGTGCAAATGCAGAAGCTACCCGGGTTACTGCTGAGTCAGGTCGAGTTGATGCTGAGAATGCTAGGGTTACTGCCGAGAATGCTCGAGTTACGGAGTGGACTACCAAGAGTGGCGAAATTACCTCGGCGGTAAATCACGCAAACCAAGTGGCCACTGATATTCGTGCTGAGGCGGACCGTGGAGACTATGATGGTGTTAGTGTTACCCATCAGTGGAACGGCACGACGCTTGAGGTCACAAGCGCCTCTGGAACCTCCAGTGCAGATTTGAAGGGTGCTAAGGGTGACCCGGGTGTTAGTGTTACCCATCAGTGGAACGGCACGACGCTACAAGTCACCAGTGCCTCTGGTACCTCTAGCGCCGACTTGAAGGGCGAGACAGGTGATTCTGGTGTGCATATCGGAAGCACAGCGCCCACTGACCCCAACAAGAACGTCTGGATTGACCCCAATGGTGGTCCTGACTACGATGTTGAGGAATGGACATTCGTGCTGGAGGATGACAGTACCGTGACGAAGATGGTGGTGATTCAGCATGAGTCTTGATGATGTTAAGCGAATTGTTATTCCTGAGGGTACGGTCAAGAAGATTATCCGTGACGGCGAGGTTATCTGGGAGGCACGATGAGCGTACTGAAAGTTAAGAATGGCAATCAGTGGGATATTGTGCCCGCCATCAAGGGTGACCAAGGAGACCCTGCTGCCGACGAATCCATCACCGATGCCATGCTCGTGCCAGACGGCATCAAGACAGAGATTGACTGGCTCTGGGGCAACCAGCTCATGGATATTCGCGATGGTGAGCTTCTTACTACGGACGATGCGTACGAGGCTCCTCTGGTGTCGCTTGACGTAGATGGGAAGTCTACGCAGGACGGTACGCCTACGCCTGACGCTCCCGTACCGATTGCGAGCGTGGACGCGCCGAGCGTGACGCTTGCGGGGAAGAACCTCGTAAGCGATAATCCAGAAGATTATTTTCATTCGTACATATATTATGCGTTTGACGTTCCAGCTATACCAAACGCAACTTATACGTATAGCAGAAAATCTGGTAGTGGTAATGAAATTGGATTCATTATGGCTGGTAAGGATTCTGAAACTAATCCAGCCAGAGACATTGTAACGTTGACCTATCGTGATAGATGGACATTTACAAACACTGAGGGTTTTAAGACATTTAGATTTCGCATCCATCAAGATGGTGTCAATACCATCAAAAACAAAGACCTGCAATTTGAGCTAGGTAACGTAGCTACGTCATATACACCATATGTAACAACCACCACCGTCCCTCTCCTCCCTGATGGATATTCTCTCCGAAGCCTGCCAGACGGCACCAAGGACGAACTCCATCTTTCGTACCTCCGACCCTCCACGCGCGAGGGCTGGGCATGGTATAGCAGGGAGTTGGTGCGAGAGATTGATAAATGCGGAGACGGTACGCCATTCTATGTAAGTACCATAGCATTACAATCGGACGATACAGTTTCTTTTATCACTGTACACGCTGATCTAATTAATCATATCAAACAGCATCCGATTTCAAATATTGCTACATCGGGTGGTCCGGCTACGAGCAAAATTGCCGTAGCTTCCCATATCTATATGCGTTTTCCGCAAAGTGTTGTAGGTACAACCGTAGCATCAATTAAGTCTTACCTAGATGAACATTGCGTACTGCTCTATCGCACTGCCACTCCCACCACCGAAACCATTGACCCCATCGAGCTTCCCATCATGCCGTCCAAGGACACTACCATCTGGTCTGACCCGGCTACGAATCTCAAGATGACTTATATTCAGGACACCAACCTCGTAATCGAGAATCTTGAGGCCACCATCGCTGATATCGCCACGAGCTAAGGAGGCCATTATGAGCAAGTTAATGGTCAAAAGGGATGGTCTGTGGACACCCATGGACAACCTTAAGGGCGACACAGGTCCTCTCCCCGCCGATAACTCTGTGACGAACGACGCGCTGGTGACGGATGGCGCCAAGACCAACACGGCCTACCTCATGCGCAACCGTCTTACCAAGGACGCCGAAGGGGAATTGATATCCGTAGATGACTCCTACCCTTCCGCCGCGTTAAGTCTGACAGTGGATGGGAAGTCAACTCAGGTGCAGACCACGGGGAAGAATTTATGGAATGACGCTCGCTATTCAGAGGCTGGGTGGATGTACGAAGGGGCCGGATACTACAATGGTAAAATCTATAACTTCTATCACAACATAAATGACCTCGGGAACGGAAGTTATCCAGAGAGCACTCAAATAACAATATCGCTCAACATAGTCAAGACTGGCTCCGCAGGGACCATGCAGTTACGATTCGATTACACGGACGGCACCACTAGCCACACGTCGAATATCGAATCAGGCAAATATAAGTATTCGTATACATCAACCGCAGGAAAGACTGTCGCGAGGGCGTATATCTACACAACAGCAGGTCCGACTAACGTCAACTTTCACTTCTCGCGTTTACAGGTGGAAATTGGTACAAGCGGAACGGAGTATGAGCCGTATTCTGGCAACGCTAGGTCACCGTCGCCGACGTACCCACAGCAGATTGACAGTATCACCGAGCCGAGAATCACGCTCGCGGGAAAGAATCTCATCGACGGAAACGCGGACGCATGGGAAATTGGAAGCCTCAACCACATAGGGCAAAACATAGCCAATAGCACAAGGCTGCGTACCAAGGACTATATAAGGCTCCTGCCGATAACGTACATAATATCAGTGTCGTCAGGCTACCTTGTCTCATGTGTGTATTATTACGACGAAAAGAAAAACTACCTCACGCGCGTCAACCCTTCGAGCGAAACTTTCCAGATTGCCATTAATGACGCGGCATACGTTCGCATCCTACTAAGTGATGCGGATATCGCCTCAGAGGTCACGATTGACGATGTATCTACGGCGCAGCCAATGCTCGCGATGGGTACGGAGGCAGCTACATACGAGTCATACGCAGGCGCAAAAGTCGCCCTAGACCTCTCCGAAACGCCTCTCCGCTCTCTCCCTGATGGCACTAAGGACGAATTATATTTAAAGTACTTAAGGCCATCGTCAAGAGCTGGTTTGGCGTGGTACGAGCCTACTTTGGTGCAGAGGGTCGGAGAAGTAGACTTAGGCGACAGTGGCTGGACAATGAACCGAACGTTAATCGGTTGTTTCGCACGCAGTGATGGTTTAGAGAATCTTGAATCCCACGGAGTTGGTATCATCGATACCATGTGCACTAATTACATTGCGCAAGAAGATCGAACTAACTATACCGTTATGCATCGAACTGATAAACGTATATCGATTTATTATGGCCGAGAAGAGATTGTCATTATTGATAAAGACTACGACGATGCCGGCGATTTCATGGAATCGGTTAACGGCGTCATGGCTTATTATCCTCTCGCCACTCCCATCACCACAACTCTCGACCCCATCGAACTCCCAATCATGCAGGCGGGTATCACAAACATCTGGTCTGACCCATCAACTAACCTGTCAGTCACCTATGAGCGTGACAGGAATATTGTTATTTCAAAACTAGAGGCAGCAGCTGCTGACCTCGCGACGAGTTAGGAGGACTTATGGTTGATTATTACGAGGCACTAAAAACCTCCATCGGCTTCGGCAATTATATTTTGTCCGAGATGGAGGACCGCATTGACCGAATTTGGATAGAAGGCCATCTCACTGACGACCAGCGTATTGAGCTTCGTACCCTGGCTGCTAACTCGTGTGACGAAACTAAAGAGTTCCTTAAGGATGTAATGAACCTTTACGCAGAGTTAAACACTCGTGTCTACAACCTCGAGCACCCCACGGATATTTACCCGATTTGGACACCGGGCTATATCACCAAGCGGCATGAGGTCGTTCGATACGATGTCACTGGAGACGGTGAATACGATCTGTGTCGTTATGACGGTGGCCGTGCGGAAACCAAACTCAGTATTGGCAAGATTGAGGGCTGGCATATGGTGAATCGTGAGCTCGAGAATACTCACACCATTACTCGTGATGTTGATGGCAACTTTGTGCTTACCCCAATTGAGCCAGAGGAGTCTGATGCTTAATGGTCTGGATTTTCTTAGGCGCATTAACTATGGGACTATTAGTTGGGTGGTGGCTCAATGCCCATTAATCGTAGTGATATTCTAGCAGCTGCTGACCGGTATATTGGTGTTAACTACAAAAGTAAGTACCAAGGCACAGGTCCTGAGGATGGTGGCTTTACTTGTAGTGGTTTCACGTGGCGAGTCTTTCACGATGTAGGTATTGATATTCCTATCGCTCAAGGTATTCATAGCTATTATACCGATTCGTATAACGGCTGGGATACTCAGGCTGGTTGGACTATTAGCAATGGCCATTGGACCGAAGATATTGATGAGCTTCAACCCGGTGACCTTGTGTTCTATTCTCCTGTTTGGGACCGAGAGCAGACCGGACATGTAGCAATTTATTACGGCAATGGTCAGGTTATTCATGCTAATGGTCGACCGGTTGCTATTACCCCTATCGGTTGGGGTGGCAATTTCGTCGGCGGTGGCTGGCCTCTTGTTCAGCTTCCCGAGGAATTAGATATCGACGATTCGGAGATGAGTCCTGTGAATTTCACTTACGAGTTTGACAAGTTTACCAGCATTCGCTCCGAGCCGAGGATTGCTGACGAGACCTATATCGACCACTATAACGAAGGCGATACTGTTCGTATTGACGGTCTGGTTGTTGGAGATGGTTATATTTGGGGCCACTATAAGGGCCAGTCCAGCGGTAAGGACCGTTATGTAGCCATCGCAGAGATTAATAGGGGTAATGTCAAGTAGTTAGGAGCCTCATGGTGCGCGGTCCTCCGAACTCAAGTCGACGCGAGGATTTCGTCGACCTAGCTCTACGTTACGCAGAAGACGACAGTCATGGATATTCTCAGAAGCCTCCTTCAGGTAGATGGGGACCAGACTTTGATTGCTCGTCTCTGATTTACTACTTGGCAAACAAAGCCGGTTATCCTGTCGGAACTGGTAGCGATAAAGTGAGGTTCACAGGAACTATGCTAAAAGATTTTGAAAAGGCCGGCTTTCAAATTCTACCTTTTGCTAATGTCGGCATCAGTGACTTGGAGATTGGTGATATTCTCCTAAATCTTGCTCTCCATGCGGAAGTTTACGTGGGGAATGGAGAGAGTGTAGGGGCAACAGGAAGTGAGACTGGCGGCTTTGTAGGGGAAGCTGGTGACCAGACAGGCTCTGAAATAGAGCGGCATCCTGTAACAACATTTGACAAGGAATGGGATTATATTCTCCGACCTCCAGCTGACGAAAAAGATGAAGAAGGTGATGAAGAAGTGCCTTATTACGGTCAAAACCCAAACACATGGGGAGGCAATGGACAGACAATGTATCCTCAGTCCACCATGTCTATGGGTCGTAACTATACCCCGGGTTATCCGCAAGGCAACCTCGGCCAGATGAATGGATATTCTCAGGCTAATGCTGGCTATCCTCAAAGCGGTATGCAGGGTTATCAGCAAGGATACCCTCAAGGCATGGACAACGATCCGTACAGCGACCTTTGCTTTGTAATGGGAATCGAGGGCGCTAAGAATCTGCAGGGAGCACCCAATTCTCGTAAGGCTGTCTTCGATGAGGATAAGCCCCTTATGTATATTGTTGGCTTCGGTCCTCAGGGCTCTGTCAATGATATTCACGTCTATCAATTCGAGGAATGCTCGGAGGAAATGCCCCAGCATCTGTCGCCTCTTATGAAGCAGAACATGATGCCTATGGGCGGTGGCTTAGATCAGGGAAGCGGAAACTTTGTTACTCAAGAGCAGTTCGAAGAGCTTAAGGAGATGCTTCTAAATGGCCAGTCCTCTTCGCAGACAGACTCAAATGCCTCAAGGGCAAATGGCACAACCCAATCAGCCAATGCAGGCAGGGCCCGATAGTCCGATGCAACGGATGATATTTAACATGCTGTATCAACGTAATCCGCAATTCAGGCAGCTCGCAGATTCTGTTCGAGGGCAAGACCCACAGCAAGTTTGCCAGCAGCATGGTGTGGATTACAATCAACTCCAAAACATGGATGCTAACCAAGTACGGCAAATGCTTGGATTATAATTGAAAGGAACTATCATGGGTGAGAACTCTGTCTTAGGTGGTGGCGGAATGGGTCCTGCTGATGTGGCGGCTGTTATGCGTGGTAACTACGGTAATGGTTATGGCGACGGCTGGGGTGGCGGTTGCTGGTGGATTGTTCTTCTGTTCCTCGCTATGATGTGGGGTGGCAATGGTATGTGGGGCAATAACGGCTTCCAGAATGCCATTGGCTACGAGAATCTGGCGACTTCTAACGAGGTTCAGCGCGGCTTCGATAACCAGAATTCTATGGCTAACGAGCGCGAAATTCTTGCTTCGGTTAAGGATGCTTCTTATCAGGGCATGCAGAACGCCAACCAGAATACTCAGTACATTACCGGTCAGGTTATGGACAAGTATAATGAGCTGTCTCGTGATATTGCTGGCGTGTCCATGCAGCAACAGCAGACTATGGCTCAGCAGTCCCAGTGCTGCTGCGAGACTAAGATGCTCATCTCCGAGACGGCCGCGAACCAGCGCTACGAGTCTGCGATGCAGAACAACGCCGTTATTCAGGCTATTCGCGACGAGGGCAACGCGACTCGTGCGATGTATCAGCAGGACAAGATTGATGCGCTAAATCAGAAGGTTCAGACGCTCGAGATGCAGAACGCTATGGCCGGTGTCGTGCGCTATCCTATGAGCACGGCTTATAACGCTGGCTTCAATCCGTTCTGCAATTGCGGTAATAACTACGGCTGCTGCGGTATGGCTGCGTAATTTATATTTTACACCTCCTTTAGTGGAAGTATTGTCAACCTAAGGAGGTTATATGTACGAAAGGGACAAGATTGGCGTCGATGTTCGCATTGATGGACTGAGGGGTGAGCTCTCTTACGATATCGAGCAAGCACGGAGGGCTGTCGAAACTCTTAAGAAAGCATACGATGATGCGCACGAAATTGCTATGAAGGCAATAACCGCATCTGCAGATGCTTGCTTCGAGTACCATCAAGCCGAGTGGGAACTCGAGAAGCTTGAGGGCATTGACTCCCAGCTCCGTAAGGCGAAGGGCGATGTTGATCAGGCGTACGCAACCTGGTTAGAATGGCGTAAGTCCTAAGACTGAGGCCGTGTAGGGATTTATATTCTTACACGGCTTCTTTCTTTTTACACCTTCTTTAACGGGGAATAGGCCCCTAAGACAAAGGAGGAAATATGAACGAGAACGAGCGTATTATTAACAATATCGAGGAAAGTCTTGTTAGCATGGTAGACTCTAGGACACATCTTGAATTGGTGCGTCACAATATGATGAATGGGATTAAGCATCCCGAGAGTCGTATTGTGAGCTTTGATCTAGACGTCTTAGACGCCACCATTCTCGCAATGATGGCCCAAGAGCAACTTATGCGCACGTTGCTTGTGGAGTATAAGGCCCGTCAAGAGTAGGCTTTATATTCCCCAAAGAGTTAGGGTCTTTTACAGGCCCTTTCTCTTTTTCGAAATCCTAAATTAAGGGGATCCCATGTCTCGAAGTCGTAAGAAGCATCCTCTAACTCAGGGTTGTGGCGATAAGTCTTTCAAGAAGATTTACAATAGGCGCTTTCGACGTAACAAAGACTTGGATTTTCCTTCTGGCAATGCCTACCGTAAAACTAACGAATCGTGGAAAATTTGCGACGTGCTTTTCGGATATTTTCGTCACGAAGACGTACCGGATGAAGAACGTAAGTATTACTATTCCATGAAGTAACTTTTACACTCCTTTTAATGGGACGATTGAAAGGAGAAATAACATGTCGATTGAAACGAAGAAAAAGGTATGCGCAGCACTGGCTGGAGTATATGGGAGTGGGTTCGTCTATGCGCTATGGTACCTCCCCGACGTACGTATGTACGAAGGGTTGGACTGGCGTGTCGAACTTACATATTATGCTTTAACCTTGCTGCCGGCGATATTCTTCGCTTGGCTGGCATGGGATTAGTCGTTTTAACTCAAGGGACACACGTCCTTTGGGTTTTATATTTTTCGAAAGGAGGTGAACCCAATGTATTTAGCGCATCATGGGATTAAGGGTATGCGGTGGGGAATCAGACGCTATCAAAATCCGGATGGGACATTGACGGATGAGGGAAGACGACGATATAAAAAAGCCCTGTACGATATGAGCCGCGATTCCGGAAGCAAAGAAGGTTATATTGTAAAAAGAAACCGGTCTTTTGAATCGACTGGGATTATTCCAAAGGGAACTGAGGGGTATCGATACTCATATTCAAAAACAGAGAATCCACTTGACCGACATAGAAAATATTTTTCAGTTTCTCCTGATGGCGCACTACAATATACAAATCCTGACCTATTATCTCCGGACGCATCGATATGGGATGCAGGACGTGGATTTGTGTATAAAGCGAAGAAAGATTTAAAGGTAGCAACCACTAAAGATGTTGAGGATTATTTAGCATCTAACTCTAAAAATGCAGAACGGGCTAAAAAAATAGTGGACGATCTTCGCTATACAGAATTACCGTATAATCGAGCTTTAATAAGGGAGGCAAAAACAAAACAAGAAAAGCAAGCTATAGAATGGATGAAAAACGCTCAGTATTGGTACGGGCAAAAATTAGCATCTGGAAATTTGTTCAATACAAAATATGACGAATCAAATCCTGTTTTCGAGCATTTTGCTAAGCTTGGATATGACGTCATATCAGACATTGAAGATGGTGGCATAGGCGGAGACTTAGGAGCCGCTATAGTTCTTAATCCTAAAGAATCATTCACAGCAAAAGTGTATGATAATCGCGACGACTATTACAACTACGTATTAAAACAAGATCAAAAATATCGGAAACACTAATTATATTTTTAGGAGCTGACAATGATTATCTTAACTAATAGTTCTAGCTTAACGCTTGGTCCTGGTCAGTCCGCGACTTTCGACACCGTACTTCTACATACGGGTTGCGCAGAGTGCTTTCGACCTGGTTCGGGCACAGTAATTCTCACCGCGCCTAACGCAATCTATGATATTTCAGCAGGAGGCAATATCGGCTCCACTACGGTTGGAAATGCCAATCTTACGGTGTTCCTTAACGGGTCTCCGATGTCCGAGACCTCTATGAATTCGGCTACTGCCGCCGTTGGCGATACTAACAGCGTGTCTCGAGAGACTGGTGTACGTACGTGCTGCTGCAAGAACGTCTCTGAGGCGGTTACTCTTACTAACAACGGCGATACTACTATTGTACTCGAGAATCCTCTCTTAAAGATTCGTCGGGTTGCTTAGGGGTTGATATTTGATGGACTTAAGTAGCCCCGCTTTACACATGGTCGTGACTATCGTGACATCTGTACTTGCGTCTAGTGGCTTCTGGGCGTTTCTACAGAAGCACTTTGACAAGAATGACGCCACCAAACGTCTACTCATTGGCATAGCCCACGACCGTATTATGTCCCTAGGCATGTTCTATATCGAACGCGGATGGATTACTGCCGATGAGTATGAAAACCTTCGAGTGTATTTATACGAACCATACCATGAATCCGGAGGAAATGGTACCGCGGCTAAGGTAATGAACGAAGTCGATAAGTTAGAAATTCGAAAGAACCCTCCGCTATCACGTTCTTAGTTTTTACACCTCCTTTAATGGCACGGAAGGCCGATAAAGGAGGAAGAAATGAACAAGGTCTATGACATCATTCGTCGAAACAGGCTTGAAAAGCTGGTTATGTGGGGAATCGTGATAGCATCCGGTTCGTTGGATATTGCCACGTGGTATGTGGCATTCACCAATGGTCCGGTTGTCTTCGGGATTATCTTACTACACCGAGTTTTGATGGGCATAATGATCGAACAGAATGGTTATCTAGACATGGCACTAGCAGTCTTCGATTGGTTGCTTTCATAGCCTAAAGAAGGGCTCTGTAGAAATACAGGGCCTTTCGATTTTTACACACTCTTTAATGGAGAGGTTAGAAATCGAGGCTTAAGGAGGCCCCAAAATGACCAAGGCAATGATTCAGCATGAGATTAACGTACTGATTGCTAAGATGCGCGAGGCAGCGCGTCTTGACAAGTGGGAACTGTTTGATTATGATGATGAAGTGCGTTTGGAGCAATTAAGGGCCAAGTTGGAGGCGTTTGAAGTCTAACTTGGTTGGCCATTGGGCCCGGCGCGTTTTGCCGGGTCTTTGGCTTTTTGTTTTTGTAAGTTGGAGAAAGGGGTAGTTTTGTCGGACACGTTTAAGATTTTTGTAAGTTTGCCTATGCGAGGACTTTCAGTAGAGGATATTCGAAGTCGTCAGGAAGCCTTGTTTGCACAGTTCGCCTTGCCTGACTGGGAGTTAATGGATACAGTCATTGAGGACCCGAATGCCGAACCTGGTAACGATTTATGGTATCTAGGTCGCTCCATTCAGCTGCTTGGTAATGCCGACGCTGTTATATTTGCAAATGACTGGCGTTCGGCGCGAGGTTGTGTAATTGAGCATCTGGTTGTTACTAGCTACGGTATTCCAGCGCTATACGAGGAGTGACGATGAAAGAGGAAAATACTTGGAACGCCAAGATTCACAATGATATTCGCTACCTTATCGCAATAACTAAAGACAAACTTCCAGAATCTCGAGAACGTTCGCTAATGATTACAAAATTAGAAGAAGCACTTATGTGGCTCGAAAGGATTAAAGATGAATCTTAGTAATGAAACTTATGACACGTTGAAGTGGGTGGCTCAAATTGTATTGCCTGCTCTTGGTACTCTTTATTTTGCTCTTAGTTCTATTTGGGGCCTTCCTTTTGGCGAGCAAATTGTTGGCACTATCACTGCTATTGATACTTTTCTTGGTGCTCTGCTGAAGCTTAGCTCTGATGGATATTCTGGCGATGGACAGCTCATTGTAGACACGAGCGATCCATTAAAGGATGTCTATAGTATTGCCCTTGAGGACTATCCCGAGACGCTTGCTAACAAGGATACTGTTGTTCTCAAGGTTAACCGCGCGGCGCACATGGCAGAATAATACATAAGAGGAGACCTAAATTGTCCACGTATCTCGAGAGTATGGACACGCGAGAACTTATCTTGCTGTCTGTAGATGTCCGACACGATTTTCATAAGGCCAAGGAGAGGCTTAAGAAGGTCGTTGGATATTACTACAACCAATCGATTGCTAGTACCTATCATAAAGAGGAAGACATTGAGATGCTGGTTAACAGATGCAAGAATCTGAAGAAGCAGTATCTCGAGATGCGTGATATTCTTCTTGGAAGAGGAGTCAAGGAGCGAGAGCTTATGACGTCGTCTTGGAATGGCACTAATGACGACCTGTTTGCTCGTAATTCAGCTCATGATATTTTACACTCCGCTTAATGGCAATAATGCCGAGTAGAAAGGACGTACTATGTGGTTTAGGAAGAAAGACGACCCTATTGAGCAGGAAAAGAAAGAGCTCGCCGAAGCATGGAGCAGGGAAGAGTTGACATCAGCCGAACGTGCCGAATTAATTAACAGGTATATGGAACTTGATAGCCATCAGCTTGCACGGGAATCAGTGCAAGCCCAGAATGGCATCGGGCCCCGAGACCTGTTCAATTCGGGTGTGACGCTGGGGTTGGCACTATTGACTCTGAACTACGAGCGCACGGATGTCATCAGGTCGAAGGTCGCGAACTTCTGGCTGCGTAGGAAGCAGTAACTCGCTGCATTGCCGAAAGGGGCTGTGGATATTTTCCACGGCCTCTTTTTTTTTTTTTTCGCATTTTTTACACAGTTTTTAATGGAAAGAATGTAGTTTAGAGGTAAAACGCTGGATTATCCAGAGT